TCAGATGTTACAGGGATTGAAATCCAAATACAACCTTCTGGTGGTTCTGATGGTGACGGAAAGCCTTCTGCTAATAAAGTATATTATGCAGGGAATGTACTATCTGATATTTCAACGCACCTACCTGATGATATACAAGACCCAAATGTAAATGTATCTTCTACTCGAAGGATACAAGTTCAGTATCGTATCAGGACTCAACAAAATCTTAATCTTTCACATCAGATTTTCGGGTTTGAAAATGGAATCCTCTACGCACAAGGGTCACAAGGTTCTTTCGTAGCAGGAAAATCGTTTAGTAGACACACTACTGACACAGGTTTATGGTATGCTGGAGATGGTTCAGAAGCCGATGCCACTGCATTAGGTACTGTTGATGGATATGTTTACGCTATCCCTCTCTGTTGTGTCTTTAGAAGAAAATCTCCAGGTGCTGGAACCGCAGGTTTTAATGCGAGTGGTTCATTCAACACAGGTGCATTACATGATCATGACGGAAACACCTTAGTGGGTAATGACTATGTGGATAATGTAGCAATTAACGAATCGGATCGACCCGATGGGTTATTTGCAGATGAAGTCGCTCAAAGTGATGTACTTGATCTTAGACGCAGAGTTTACCCTAGAGGAATAGACTTCTCGGCAGAGCTTGAATATCAATATCATACTCTACTCGATAATGAGAATCGGACATGGTTTGCTAAAGCACACTCTCTACAAACAACAGGGAATACTTCGGGAGGTGCAAGTTCTACCCCTCTAGTTTGTGATGTCTATGGTGGAGTTGCAAATGGGGAAGGTGAACATAGAAGAACCTTTGACCATATTGCTCGTAGGTGGTCAGACACACCTACAACTGAACGCATATATATCGTAGCCAAGCCCTTTACCACATTAACTCAACCCTCAACAGGTGTCACTGTAACAAGAGGAAACAATACGACTACGGGGAACTATTGGTACGCAGGAGATAAGATCACAATAAACTTAACAACGCTTGATGTCTCAAGTCACCTTCTTTGGGCGACCAATGGAAATCAGACCTTTTCTCAAGAGGCTGACAATTTTGCACCAAAACTCTTAGATATAGGGTTCTGTTGGCATAACGATGGTCATTACACTAACGCTATCGAACAACAAGTCAAGATATCAAGTGTTGATGGGTTAGGGTCTAATACAATCAATATCACCCTAGATGAAAACCCTATCACAGCTAATGGTGGTATATTGGCAGGGGCTAATTACGACCTTGTTGGGGATGATACCAATGGTGAGTCCACAGGGAGTAATAAAGAAATCTTCATCGAGTTAATCTTTGACTATGCGTCTTTTAATAGAGGGTTGAGCGGGGTTGCTATTGATGTCCCTACACCAGATCCTTCGGGTTACCCAACAGGATCGGCTGTCCTCATTGAATCCGATCCTGCATTTGCGTATGACCCTTATCCAGGTCTAGGGAATGGTAATGCACCCCCTATAAGTAATGTCATACCAAAGACAAAACAAGTGTCTCTTGAATATGTGTACGAACAACAATCTATAGAGATCGTGTCTAATACCAAGCTCAGTGCTTATCTACCTTGGAGACTTTATTATAAGTCGGGATTAGACCCTGTGATAACAGACAGTAGTGGAGGTTTGACTACCTGTACTCTTGATAATGCAACCACAAAGTATCAACACGCTGAATCAAAGATAGGCTGGGCTAACTCAGTGAATGGTTGGGCTGGAGGACAAAGGAAACTAACAGTCGAAGCTTTCCCAATAGAACCTTACCCTGCGGATACAGTCAAAGATAGTACTCTGTTAGTTTACTATAACCGATCTGCACCTATGACTGCGGGTTCAGATTTCGCTATTCCAAATCCCATAGCAGTATCAAATGGTGGGGTTGTACCCGATGAGTTGAACCTTCAACCTTTAGCCATAGGTAAAGAAGTTAGTGTCTTTCTCAAAACAAATGACCACTACCCATTCTTTAACCCCACAGATCAGTTAGGTACTCATCCAAATGCGAGTGCAGACTTTAAAGAATATGAAACTCTCAGTAATTCAGATGTTTTCCTTGATGACTTAAAGATCAACACAGGGTCAGTTGTCCTACCCTCATTCGTACCTTTTGTATCCTCTGTGAACATCACTCTTGGAGATACAGGTCCAGGCCAACCTCCAGTTAAAGATGATTATAGTCGAGTGGTATACCCCACTATGGAGGACTCAAGTTATTTCCCATCAGCTTTCGCTAAGAATATGAGTGGATACCATAGTGCTTATAAAACAGCTATCCCATGTCTTATGAAGATTGTTGATGATAACCATACGCTCTATCGTAAGGGTGAAGTCGTGTTAGTTGTCTTTGTTAAAACGAATACTTGGGGTCAAGGTGTTTCTGTAGACATGAGATCTACCCTCGCTGATAACTATGTAGTCGCTTGTGTTTATCGCACAAAAAACCAGCTTTTGCTCGGAGAATAAAATGCCAAAGAAATCCATAGAGAAAAATAGAGTCGTTATCTCATCAGGTCAAGGTACTGATGGGTCTAGTAATGACATCACCATCATTAGTGGCTTAGATGTAAGCGTTACTGCTTCAGATGTGATCTCATCAAATGATTTAGGTGGGTATCTTGGCAATAATGTGCAAATAAATCTTGATGACTTGACCTCTGATGCACGAGAGGGGCAACCCCCAAAGATTGGATATGAAGCGATCACATTTAGTAATGGTGAGACAACCACCACACATGAGGGTCGCCCCGATTGGGGACAAGCAAAAATTGTAGACACTCCACCTTGGACTGCGAAGCAACCAAGAAAAAAATGGACTGCTCAATATGATATGCCACATTATGGTGTAGGCAAGAAAACAGACAAAGCCCCTAGTGACAACCTGTTCCCTAAGTATGTTAATGATAGCGGAGCATATGACACAATCAATCTAAACTACAGAGATAATAGTGATAATAGTTACTATGGACTAGCTCTTTATAATGATACCCCCTGGCTTATGGATGCTCCTCAGTTCACACAAAGCAACTACCCACACATTGCACAATCAGTTCCAAGATCTGCCTTCCAAACTAATCTCCAAGACAATTTAAGATTCCCATTTTTATATCAAAAACCGTTCATCGCAGAAGAGAACAACAGAGATTTTTTCAATACCTCTGACTATAAGTTAGGGTTTAATGCTGGTGAAGGAACTTCATCTTTAGGTGTTAAAAACGGTCAAGCCTCAATAAGTCTCTCTTCGCCTTTTAGCACTGAACTATTTGACCCTAGAAAATCTCATGAAGCATTAGATGCCACAGATGCAAATAGCCCACCCTTTGATGTAGGGTTAATTGTTTCTGGTCTTTTATTCCCTGCCGATAGAGGTGTTCTTGCACTCATCAGATTTCCTTCTGATGATAACAATGTGGCACAGGGGTTCAACACTCCTGCTACCACTGTGGACATCATTGAAAATAGAGTTTTAGCGGCCATAAATCTCGGTGTTGGTGCAGGAGTCAACGATGGTGCTTCGGGTGGAGTCATCTTCAATAACTCTGATAACAATACCTTCCCTTCAAGAGTTACAGGACAATACGATCTGTATGAGCTACACACAGGAAACTATGTACCGAACTCTACTAGAACTGGGGCTAATGGGGATTTAACTGCTGATCCAAGCATAGGGAAAGTAAGACTGCTTACTAATACAGATGCGTTTTACCCTTCAAGTGGGTCTTCTGTTAGACCTGGTGGTATTCCCGTTCTGTTTTCTCCTTATGAGAAACATAACACAAGTATATCTGCGTCTACCATTTCATTTAACTCATTCTACTCCGAAAGTGACCCCATAAGTGATCTAAAAGCTTATGCTATAGATTCCCTCGGTGTTTACTATGACTGCACAATCGACACCCCAGGGAGTGAAATAGTGGTTGATGATCCAACAGGAATCACAGACCCTACAACATTTTATGCTCATGTCTTAAAGCAAAATCGTAGCTTCTTATCTTACAGACTCCCTGCCTTAAAAGATTACTCGTCAGAAGGAATCACTACTCCATTTGCTGAACGAGATCGCTTCTTCGTTAAAAACACACCTAATGAAGATGAGTTTAAAGCAGATTACAAATCTATCTTTGACACAGCAGGTGGATACATCACATTCGGTGAAGAAGATAACTATTCATATCAAGTTGCACGATACAGGCAAGTGGTAAGGTTAGTTCAAGATTATATTAAAACTCTAGCTCAAGGGGAATCCACCACAGACGATGAACCCGAATATAACTTTGGATCATTTGCTCTGATACACTTTAAAACTGAAAAAGCATTTGAATCTCTTGTTCGTGATGGTATCGCACCTAGTGATGATGAAGTGTACAGTAGAAACCTACTCGATTATTCCAACCTCAATAATAACTTAGGGTCTTCCTTAAGCACTGTTGGTGGTGATGGGTTAGAAGATGGAGTGGACTCTTTCACACCAAGTCCTTCAATGTCTATCTTTAGACCTAATGTTAACTTTGAAAAAAGACTTGATGGATACCCTCAAGACTTAGTGATCAAAACAAAAGCACAGGCATGGGGTTTGTACCCCATTGACCAAGCGAATGACCTAAGAGTACAAGATACTTACTTCATGTGGACATCGGGTGTTATTTATGTCAATCCAACCACTTGGAGAGCCTATAAAGGACACCCTAGTGATAAAGGTGGTGCGTCTGCTACTTACTCTACTGACACACAACACTCAAGACTACAGACTATCATTGAAATCACGCAGAAGTCTGTACAAGGAGATGACCACATTTCGGAGTTTGATCAAGTTAAACCAACAAGCTCTAAACCATTCCACACAGTTAGACCCACAGCTCAAATACTAACAAGTGAGCTATCCGCTTCGGATAACCTTTTTGCGGGTAAATATGAAAGGTTATCTAATAACGCTCTAACTGAATATGAGACAATACCAAAACATCAACAAGTTTGGGTTACAACTAGTGGTCTCGGTGGAAACCTTGCAGGTAACATCACAGTCATACCTAAAGGTGATGCAGGTGAGGCTCTCGATGATCTTTCTTTATACAACCCTAAAGATGGTCTTTGTTCTTTCACAACCGTTGGATTAAGACCTTCGGTGATGATTAATAAACCTCACAGGCAGTTTAATAACTTAGGTGTTGAGTACATTAAAGATAACATCAACGATAACAGCAGTTCCTACATCAAGAAACTTCTCTATCACTCTGCAAGAAAGATCTCATTACTAGAACTATATGGTGAGAAGTTAAGCCCTAATGGAAAACTCATAAAAGATGAGTCCTCCATCTCAAGCATTAACAATATTTATACAGGGATTGACCTTACTAAAAATCGTGTCGGTGAAGACTATCGCTCAAATAATAACTTTGCCTATGGTTATATTTGGGCTGATTGGGAAAATACTAATGTAGGGACTCAAACTTATACCCCAAGGTCATCTGGACAAGCGTTCTCTATTTATAGGTATGATGTAGAAGGGTATAAAGTTTATCAAGAACTTGAGCTACTACCCATAGGTGGTGATGTTGTAAATGGTTACGCTTTAGAGTTATGCACAGGTTGGGATTGGGTAAAGAACAGTGATGATTCTGCCGCAGGTGTTGGGTTAACTTTTAAGTATTCTCAATATGTACCTGTTTATCGCCCTGTAGAAGCAAACCACACAAGAACAACACTTGAGGATCATGCCGATGCAAAGTTCCTCGTAATCAAAGGTGTTGACTACTATGTGGAAATGCACCCTTCAATCCCTTATGATTGGAATACAAACACGAACCCCGCAGGCGGTCAAGACCCGACAAACTTCATAAACTACACAGAGCCTAAAAGTTCTATTGGAGATTTAGGTGGGAACGCTACTTCTGATTTGAGTCTGATCTTTAGCCCAAGTCTGACAGATAAAATCACAGACGCTACTGCATTAACTTCTTTGTACGACTTTATGGGTACTACAACAAATAATCATGGTGAATATGTAGGGCATGGGGTATCTCCCATTGAAGCGGGTTCGGCTCACGCTACTGTAAACCCTAAAGTTGGGAACACATATCACTTAGCGAAACTATCTCTTAGTTCACTCGCAGTATTCTCCATTACAACAAACCCTCTCCACCCTCACCCTACGACAAGCGTAAGGGTGGACACTGGTGGGTTTGCCACAGGTACTAGAGAGTTTGGTGATGTTATTGTTGAAGCGATACCTACAGGTCGTAGACAACTTCCAGAGTATGGAAACTATACGATGGATATTAGAGGGTATATCACCGTTAGTGGTATGGGAAATGATAGTATATATGCTTCGGATCAACTACAAGCAGTCTCTACTAACTCAAGACTCCCACTTGTTTCTCTTTTCACACCTAGAAAAGACACCCAAGAACGCTTCTTAGACGAGTCTTACCGCATAGAACATAGCCTTGCTCACCTTTTCAAAGATAAGGGAGCAGTCCCTGATTTTAACTATCAATTTGGCAATCATCAAGACACCACTGTAATTCCTCCAAACAATGGGAATACCGAGTTAAGAGATAACTTAATCGGTCCAGGCATCCCTAACTTCGGATCGGGTTATAACGGAGGCTATATTTCATTCCCTGTGAGAGATGAGTCAAATGTTTCTCCAGAAGGTTGGTTAGCTAACGCAACTGACTTAAGGTTATATAGCTTTCATGGGTACGCAGGATACTTACGAAACAGTTTACACATGAGAAGGATACAAATCACAAGCCCTCTCGCTTTCCAAGACTGGTTAGAAGCACAAGTAAGTGGATTCCCTAACATGACAAGAAATCACTTGTCGGGAGCTAAATATGGAACGCCTCCAAGAGGTGTTTTGATTTACCCTTATCAAGACTTTGATGGAAATACGATAAGTGCTTTTGGATATGACCTCAGTAATAGTGGTCAAGCCACAGTCAATCCTCTTGTTGATTCGGAGTCGGGATTCTATCTACCTAACTCTAATGCAAGTCTTTCGGCTGTTGAAGATGTAGCTAACAACATCGCAGGGAACTATGGCAATAGTGGAACTTGGCTTGATGACGATGCAGGAGGTGTGGGAGTTTCTACTGACCCTATCCTAAGACACGCACAACCCACCTATTCTGGAGGTGGTTTTGTGGCATCTAATGTTTCTCCCGATGTGGGCTACTTGAGAGCCTTCGATCTAAACTTTGGAAAGAGTGTGGAGCGTTCTCTTCATCTTCCTTATTGGGATACAGATTGGACAGAAACAACTACAAGTGGAGAAGAAAAAGATCGACTCTCCACAAGTGCTACACCTAAAGGTTTGATAGAATCAAAGGAATGGGAGAGAGTTAAGGGTGATGAATTTGCACCCATTAAGTTAAGGCTAGTAGGTGTTGATTGGGATATGATCTCTTATGTCGATCCTCAGTTCCCAAATGCTAGAAGAGATGGCACAGTTTATACGATTGACAATAAACAACACCTCATGCGTAAGAGGGTCATGAGAGTCTTTGTAAAAGTACCAGGTCTAACCACATGGCTTGATGTTGGTGTAATGAACGGAGAAGTCGGTGAGTCTTATGTGCAGTATGCAGGAAGTCCATTCGGCACATTCGGTGTGATGAGTGAAGGGGGTGCAACCTCTGACAAAACACACCCAAGTCTTGATGGTGCAGGGTGTTGTGTTTCATACAAAGAAACATTCCTTGTTGAAGAAGGATTAGTCGCTCTTGACCTTGAACTTGATGTTGGTTTTGTACCTGCTTTTATGAGCGTAGGTGATGATACAGTATCTACTGACACCATAGCTTCTTCGGATAACTTCTTAGGGCAAGAAAAAGTTATTTATGTGAATAACTCTGACAAATTCTTTAGTGCGAGTAAATCTGATGACCTCGCTTATGGTAAAGGTGGCACAGAAGCACCTATCCTTGTCAAAGTTATCTTAGGTAATCCCGATTTCCCTAAGTATGAAGTCCACCCTGAAAATGCATTTGCTCTTGTAAATCGAGATGACTTATTGGATGAAACCACTTTAATCGCTAATGTGTATGGTAGTGGCACTAACGCTATCTTTGATATATGGCCTTCACCTAATAAGTCTTATCGAGGTCATTCATTCCCACCCGATGATCGTGCTCCAACATGGTCGAGAAGAGGGCTGATGGGTATTGAAGTTCTTAGACCAGATGGATCAAACTTTGATCATGACCTTGTAGTTGACAGACCTGACTTTGCAGATTTGTCCTTGTTTGGATCGCTAAAAGCAACCAAATCAGGAACTAGTGAAGATGATAGATCACATTATATGGTTTATCGACAAGATAGTGTTTCGGCATCAGGGTATTTAAGAGGGGATACTGCATTAGAAGGTACGATAAAAACAAACAAACAAACATATACCTTTGATGATGACCTATTAGATGAGGGAGTCGATTATGAGGAGAAGTACTCTTTATCTAAAAAAGGGGAAGGGTGATTTAGATGCCAGCTATATTTGAAAGAATAACTAATAACCTCGTTGAAGTTATCCCGAAGTATTCGGACTCTATGCCTATGTCAGGGAAATATGTAATAGACTTCCCAGACCACTTTGACTTGAAACTCACTACAGCCACACTTAGTCGGGCAGATGTGATCACTAAAGTTGACGAGCTAATGAAAGAGAAGTTCGTTTCATTCGATTATTTCAGCACAAACAACTTTATAGTGGATACAGAGTTCACGAACGCTTTTGAGGTTACCCCTAATTTGTCTGTCTCTTTTGTTGACAATCAGTTTTTACCTGTACACCCTTCAAGCAACCCAGAATATACCTTCAAAAACTCCTTTAAAAGCGGGACACAACCTAACACGATTCAAGTAATGGGTAGATTCCCTCAACAAAACCATATCGAAGGTGCTCCTATCACATCAAACAAGGCACTTTCTGGAAACAGATGTATCATCACAAAAGATATTGATATCTCTGGGAATACAAATGACCAACTGGGCAGAAACGATTTCTTCGTGTACTTTCGCAGTGTCTTAAAATCTTACACTAAAGACTCATCTCTTTCTGATGTGGATCGTGGGGTTGTTTCTCCAGAGACTTCTAATCAAGAAGGATTCATGAGTTACACTGAGACTCAATACGATTCCACAAATCGTCTTAGATGTTTTATATCTAGTGATGGGAGTAACTACTCGGAAATAGAAAACCTTAAGGTTTTTTCATTCTCACAAAAGGTAGACACTATCAAACTCGCATTTGTGAACTACACAGACGCAGACCTCACATTACTCTCATACACATTGATGTACTGAAACCATAAAGGATTATAGTCATGGCTGATGATTTTAAGACCACAGTTAGCAGAACGCTAGATACGACCAATCGCCAATACACAAATGTAGTATGGCAAGCAGGTAAACCCCCTCTCGATAGTGAGCTTAACCTAGTAGGTCAACTCGCCACAGATAATCTCTCAAAGACTATTTCGGCAACTGCTCATAGTGGTATCCTGATGAACCCTAGAACTGCTGACAGAGACTTTGAGTTTAATTCCCTATGGTCAAACTTCTTAAAATCCAAGCCCCTAAAGGCTTTGGTCAATGGATTGGTTTTAAACATTGAAGAGACTACCATTAACCTCTCTCCACCACCCACACAAGACAATAGAGTAGACTTTGTTTTCCTTGAGGTGTGGAAGACCATTATCTCTGCCGACAATGCAATAGCTGATGCAGACCTTCTTAAGATCAAACCTACTACAACAACCGTTTATTCCAACGGTAATGTAAGTGGTGCAGGACTAGAAGATGAGATGGTAGACACCAATGTGGGATTTGAAACAACAAAGCGTGTACAAGTTCAGTATCGCTTTAGAGTAGTTGATAACATTGACATCTATTCTCACCTAGAGGGTATGTCTAGCAACCTCGTTAAAGCTAAAGGCCCACTAGACGCTGTTAGCACTGTGAGTTTCAATAACCAACACGCAAATGGAGATGCTGGTCTTTGGGTCGCTCACATGACAAGTGATGGATGTCCTCTTGGTCAACCTTGTGACCCTCTTGTGCCAAACACAGCACTGAGCGATTTCTTAGCGGAGAACATCGTTTATGGTATCCCTATCTGTGCAATCACTCGAAGAAATGACCACGCTTATGTTGCGTCTGTAAACGCTGGCAATGCAAACCAAAATGGAGCGATGGATCGTAAGCCTTCATCTACCATGAGTACAGACGCAATTACTCTCCTACAAGCAACACTTGCCTCTGCCTTAAACGCCCCCACTCCTTTAAATCCCGCTTTAGGTGCTGTCGCTCTTGTGGATGGTGTTGGTTCGGGTCTTGATGATGCTGACCTTTATGGTTCTGAAAGATACTTGGTGCTTGGTGAAGGTCTTAACAGAGAAATCATTAGAGTAAGTGGATTTGCAAACCCAAATCTTACGATTGTGGCTAGAGGTGAAGGTGGAACACAAGCTAAGTACCACTCAGCAGGAACAAATGTTGTTCTCTTTAACAACCGACCTGATGGTAAATATGCTGATCAGATCCATGCCGAAGATCTATTCGATATGCGTCATGCTACCACTATCGGTGAGTGGGATTATCAGTCTCTACTTGAAAGCTCTCTCTCTGATCTCCTCTTCGGAAACTTAAAAACTGCTTACAAACAGAACCAACAAAATAACACCTCAGCAGGAACGACCATAGAAGAAGTTTCGATGATCGACAACCAAACCCCATCACAAACATACAGCATGGACTGGCCTAATGGGTTCAGAGACACATGGTCTGATGCTTCTGTACCTCAAATGGGATTGACTATGTATCTTAACTTGCCAGGTGCAAGAAACGCAAACGGTACAACACAAGTAAACCTCAATGTAACTAACGCTACCAAATGGAATGTAGGACCTGACTTGGCCCCTAGTGCGTTCATTTATGATGGTCTTGTCATGAAATCTGGATCGTGGATCAAGTTAAACCTTAATGCCAACCAATCAAACTTAGCCTATGGTGTCAATCAAAGTGTAGGACAAGACAGAGGTGTTCGCTTCATCGCACCTAAAGAAATAAGAGACACAACCACAAAGCGACCCCCTTTCACTATTGAAGAACTTGGTGAAACTCATGGGGCTTTACACCATCCTACTCTCGCATCCAACTTTGAAAAGCCTTTCATTGTTCTTGGTAAGTCAAAGTTCGGACCCTCTTCATTCACCACATCAACTGCTGACCATGTGACAGATCAAAACTATCGTTATTTGTATCGACCTAATGCGATTCATCAGTCAAATGTTGTTGCGGATCAGCAGATAGGAGCTGACACAGCTAAAGAGCAGTTAGTCGCTGTCAGATTGGGTGGGAGTAATGTTGATGTACCCGTTGCGATCAATGACCTCGAACATCTAGTTACTAACAATGGGTACGATACAAGTGGGGATCACTCTAGTTTATACGCTGTCATCTATGGAGATCCTGCCAACCAACAAAACAACGGTGTATTCAAAGTAATAGACATCTTAAACAACGATACTATTTACAGTGATGCCCTTTATTTCAAAGACAACACCACCACAGCCCCTAATGACAACACAGACCTGTGGATGCCAACAAGCAAAATTGGGTGGATTATACTCAAACCTATTGACAACATTGATAGGACATTGGCGGGGCTTACCGATAATCTTTCACTAAATATAGAATTGAGAACACAAGAGATAACTGACCTCGATGACGAGATTATGGTCGCCATTACAGAATCTCAAGACCACCTTTACCAAGGGGTAGGGGGCCAGATCTTGACATTAGGGAAACTCTCTATCACAAGTGAGTTCCAACTTGGTGTCTCTGTCTTATACCCCTCAACCACTGGAGGTATTGCCAATGTTGCAGAGGACATTCATAAGATCGGTTTAGTACCAGATGTCTCCACAGGCGAGTTCCTTAACAACTCGAAGTCTGTTTTACATGGTGCGAATTTCTCAAACTTACCTCTTGTAGAAAACGAGATCGACCTACCTACAAAAAACCATGTCTCTTTATGGAATAGACTACCCTCCTCAAACTTACCTATTGGGGTCGCACTACCTACTCAAATGGGAGGTCGAATCATCAATGAAGAATCGGACAGAGAATCTGAAGCATTTACGGATGAAAACAGCAAGACTGTTGTCCTACGACCTTTCCAAAACAAAACTGTAATTATCAACAAAGCCACAACTGCCAATCTAGGTCTAAACGGAGTCACCGTCCCTCTTGTACCTACCGATTGGGAGAATGGGGTAAAGGTTGATGACGCTAATAGTGACCCCATGTTCTTGGCAGGAAAAAACTCTGCGTTCATTTTACCAGAAGTTATTATGCCACGCTTCGGAAGACAAGACATTCCTTTACACACCTATACGGGAGGTGATGATCAGTTTAGAAATGGACTCAATCACATCTTCATAGACAAGACAACTTCTTCATCTGATGATGTCTATAAAATCGTGGGTGGTCTTGATAACGGAGGTAATCCAGGTGTTAATAATGTCTTGTACCTTACAGGCGATGAACCCAATACAACATGGGGCGAAAGAACAACCATAGCGAGTCAAAATGGAATCAAGGGTGTCGGTGCAAGGAAAACTACCTTAACTGTCCCCACAAGCGATTTTGGGTCTACTCTTAATGGTATTGAGCTTCCACCATACTTTGGAATTGTTCGTGTATATGGAGTATACGAACAAGGTCTTTTTGCGACTAACCTCTCTGCTGACCAACTCGGAGGTCATGCAAATGATCGTGTGACCGTTGCAGGTAATGTGTCAAGTGATGCCTGCCCTAATCTACTCAGAACCGACACCTCTGCGTTCACTATGTATATCAGACAAAATGGAGGTCAAGAATGGGTTAATGGGTTAAACGGACAATCAAACACCGACTACAAAAACGCACACACTTATATGCTCACCGAACACGCTATCGACATCACCCGACTGAAAGGTAAAAAAGACCAGAACAACCTAGATATTTGGTCAGAAGCATCTACATTTAATAGCTTCAACTATGTGGTTGAAGCTGTCGTGTTCATGTTTGCTGATGGTTTTATCTCACACAACCGTTATGTACTACCTAGAAACTACGATGGGTCGGGGGCATTACTTGATGGAACCACCACACAAAAAACTACTGTTTCATGTGTCATTCCTTTTGCCCCTCCTCTTGGTTCACATATCACAGTCGCTTATAAGCGTACTCCATACCAAGGCGACCCTTTAGGTACTCTTGGCAACGGCAACTCGGATCAAACTGTACCTCAAGGACGAAAGAGCCTCAATGATCTTAATCTAGGAACTAAGGTACAGCCAGTAGATCTCTCAAACACCAATAAGCGTAATGTTGAAGTTCTTGCAAGTATGGACTTCTACACGACACTCGGAACGGGTAAGATTGGTGGTGTGGTTTACCCGACAACAATCACTGATGTCGGTCATACTTCATTCCCAATCAATCGAGACCCCACTGCGTTATTGGCTGATGGTCTTACCCACATCCCTTTAAAGACAGCTACCTTTAAAGGTGAGTCTGATCTAAAAGGGGGTTGGGCGAGTCTATTCCTATTTGAGAAGGCAAAAGATGTCGTTAATGGGAAAGTCACCTTAGCTCTCTATAAGAATGACACATCGGTTAGTACCTTTGCGATTGTTACTAACACGATCCAAGAACAAGTTACATTGGCGATGTTATGGCTACAGGGATTAGGTTATAACTGCTTCCAAACTCGTGGAGAAATCAGACAAAGTGGTACGGATAACTCGAACTATTTTGGAATCCTTATCCAAGCACCTAACCCTTCAGACATCTTTGAGTTAGAAGTTCAATGGAAGGATCTTAAAAACGGACAAGACATTCAAGTCTTTGGAGAACTAAGAGAATCACCTTTAAGTTTTCAAATGTGGACTGTAACAGCTCCATCTCTTGAAAACTTTGAGTCCGTACTCAACTCTCGCACCATGAGTCGTGTTCATTTCTCTAAGGTTAGCACACCAAGAATAAACGCAGGCGATGGAAACACACCAATCTCACTAACAGGAATGACCTCAAGATTACCTATTGGTTCTCTTGTTAGAGATTCGGACTTTGTGTGTGAAGACATCCTAAGTAATAGGTCGAGCTACTTATCCACATCTGCGGGTTCGTTCTCCACTATTTCTAACCCTGTCCCTGTAAGCCCCGATGGTATCCCTTACACAGCTACATTAGGAGTGAGTGGAGATACCTTACAGATGAATGATGGGAAGATATACAATGGAATAACACCTGCAACACAAACTAAATATACTATCTCACGAGGTGGTGGTTCTGTCTTTAGTGCAGGTGGGAATGTAAAGGGTGGGCCTTTAAGTTTCCTTGCTACATCATTTAATGAGTCTTCACATCCTGTTTTAAAAGGGAGTGCCTTAGTTGGGAGAGCGATGCTCGTATCTAACAGTTATGAGGAGGATGACGCATCAAACCCTACAAGTTATGGAAGCGAACTGCAACTTGTAGTAGTAACCCATGCTGTGGATGGAGGTACTCCCTCTATTACTCTAGGTGGAGACATCTCACCCTCTGGATATGGTGAGGGGTTAGCGGCGGCTGATCGGTTTAGAGTCAAAGGTAAACCTTTAGTCAAAGTTTATAGCCAGCCCTCCAACTTAAATGTCACCCCTGCACCATATAACTCTAGCAACTAAAGAACATGGCTAAGGACAAGCGTATACCAGGGCATTGCACTTGTTGTGGACATAAACTCCCCGAAAGTACAAAAGGATGGGGGTTGAACTGGCATGACGGTGCTGGTATGTGTGCTAAATGTCTTTATACTATTCGGAAGTCGATTGGATACTTTGATCGTCTTGAGAAGAAGAAGACTCGTCAAGATCAGTAGGAGTACCCTCTTCAGTCGCTTCTGAGTCTGCGAGTTTTTGTAAAGTCTGAGCGTTCTCTGCGATAACCTTAAGGTATGACTTAATCATCTTCTCCCTACGCTTTAAATCTTCAATACGCTGATTTGCCTTACGAGTCTTACGCCTCGATTTGATTTCTGCCTTCTTGTTCTTCTTTGGTTTCCCCATGATCTTTCATCTCCTTTAAGGTAGTGCGTAGATCATCTATACCATTTGTAAAAGTTAAATGTACCTATACATATATATATAAGATTAACCTTCGCACTTAGGAGTTAAATATGTTCAAGAACGCAAAACCATTTTTCTTTGAGAACTCAAAAGTACCAGTTTGGCTCTCAAAGTTAGCACCTATCGAGATCTCTGCTATAACACTTGGACCTCTAGTTTTCTCAAGGGGTGTTATCTCAGAGAAAACAAAACGACACGAAACAATCCACTATCAGCAGTATATTGAGTTGCTGTTCGTGGGTTTCCTTGCCATCTATGTGTTTGATTTCTTATATGCCGCCATCATCAAGCGTAAAGGATTTACAAGAGACTCATATCTCGCCATTCGATTTGAACAAGAAGCATGGCAGTGTGATGATTACGAAGATTACTTAGAGAATCGCCAAAGATTTGCTTGGAGAGGATACCCTTTAGGGGGAGAGAGTGTTTAAATACTATATGGGTTGGAAGCACCTAGAGCAAAACTCAAATGGAGGAGTAGGGGTTTTCATTCTTGGGTTTTTGCTGGCCTGTTGTATCGTTTACTTCTCTATCAAAAGCACTCGCTAATGTTCACCTGCTCGACTCCCAAACTTTCCTTATGTTTTTCGGGAGTTCAAACCAGTGCATTGCACCCAACATATTGGAGGGGAAATCTTCTTCATACAGGATAGTTTTAAACCCATTTACTTCGCCCATGACACGAACTTCATATGCTTGTTCGTGGACAAAAGCAAAGGTCTCTCCAGGGTTTGGGGTTATGTAAGGACACCTATCCCAACCGCAAGCATTTGTTGGGCATTGAATAGCGACCACGATCTCCCTAGAGTCCATGTGTGTAAATAAGATAGGGCTATCCCATCTAGTCTTCCCACAGTTGAACCCCATCTCACCTAACATATCCATGAGAACAGCGTCTTTGATGTCATTGTGTGCGTTTTCATAATCGTCTTTTGCACCAGCAGTAAAGCAGGTGTGACCCTTTTCATTTTTAGTTATATAGCTCATAGATACTCCAGATTTGTGACCCTTTATCTATTAGACAGTGTAGGGGGATTCTTTACCTCCCCCCTAGCGACAAGGGGTTTTAATAATTCATTTATAATTGATCTTATATGATCTCATTAACCTTAAACAAAATGGAGAAAAACCATGAGAAGATCTGCCAGTGAAATTATTAATAACCTTCAAATGAGGATTGCTCGTCTTGAAAAACAAGCAATCTTTGGACTTTTTGAAAAAACCCCCCTAGATACGGTACATGGGTGGTTTTTAAAAGGACTAAAAGACAACAGAGCAGTCAATTCTGATGTGAAAATGGATAAGGACAATCGGTTATCAGGGAAGTTCAAATTTGAAGGTGAGGTGTACCAAGTCTCTCTAAAAAGAGAAGGGAAAGATACTGCTGAGTACAAGATCACAGGTGGAAACAGAGACTTTAGACAAGTAGACTTTGAACTGAGTGGTGCAAATGACTCAAAGATGAGCGAAAGAAACTTCATTAAACGAGTCGTTGATCAAGTTATTTATCGTGTAGGTCAAGAGAGTGCTCGTAAAGAAGTAGAGGAGCATCAAAAAATGGTCAACCAAGAGCGAGATAGGCTTCGTAAACAGGGTCGTATCGCTCGCCTTGAAAAACAAGCTAGACATGAAGCCCCAACAGCTCTCATCGATCTTGGTCGGAGAGGTCGTGATCACCTTAACAGTCAGATTTTTGAGTGGTTAGGGTCTTATGGGGATAAACAATATGTGGCAGTGGATGTTGAGGATCAAGTAGAGTACTTCACAGATTCTCAGAGGGGGCAACCCTGGAATTACATCCGAGTTCAGTGTGAGTTTGAGTACATCGAGAATGGGGTCGAGAGAGAAGATGATATTACCTTTTTCATTGAACTGTCGGGGCCAAATGAGAATGAAAACGAGATCTGGAACTCCATTATCCACACAGATTCCAGCGACATTGAAGAGGGTCATTAAAGGAACATTCGCCTTAGAGCTTGATCCCCTCCTTGTGTCCAAACATCGTTAGGGTCTTTCCCTCGATACTTCCAGATAACAGCCCTCATACCTCGCTTCTTCATCTCACGCTGAAGCCAATATGATTTCTTCTGACCTGTCTCATCATTATCATAACAGAGGTATATGGTTGAGGCGGGTGTGTAGAAACGCTCTATCATATCCATTGTGATAGCATCCATACCAGCCCTCAAGGTTGAGATACAGGCATCACAACTAGGTATGACCTTATCGAGAGATATCTTATCAAAGATCCCCTCAACAACCCATAAATCTCCTAGTTCCCACAATGCCTTAAAACCTCCCTCTGCACCTAAAGCATAAGGATTCCATTGAGCATTGAGGGTTCGGTACTGATGTACTCTTTTAGACCCGTCCTCGTTGACCCTGCGTGTTTCCATCCCTAAGATCTCCCCTCGTGGGGAAGTAATAGGGATTATGAGTGAGTCTTTAATACGCTCACCTGAATGTCCAAAGTTAGCTTTAAACTTTGGACATTGAACATTGGGGTGGGGTTGCCATGAGTAGAAATCTACTAGACAACCTTCATTCACCCCTCTTGATACTAGATAAGGTAGGTGTATAGGGTTTGTTCCGATCAACCCTTGCCTTATCCAATCATCCCTCACGCTCATCACTCTCGCTTTTTGCAGAGGTCTCAGTGGCCCAAGAAGGTGCTTGAGCCTTTCCGTCTTGAACGAGTTTAGCGAGGTCATACCCCGACTTATAAGTAAGGTCTTCACTTTGTGGTTCTTTCCCACCCATAGCGTCTAAATACCCTTGCATCATAACAACAGGAGCTGTGGGGATGGGGTTTCCTGTTCTAATCATAGCCATAATCTTCACTATCCTTTCATTGCACATAAAGTTGGCGAACTTAAAGTAAGCAGTCCAGTAATCAACTCGTTGTCTATACCATGTATTACACCGACCATAGAAGCCACTATTATGATGGCAAGGGTGTAACTCTCTTTTATCCATCAGAGTTAAAAGACGCTCCATAGTATTAACAGAGTACCTTATAGATTCTAGTTTGCGACATTCCTTACCAATCACCTCTTTTTGTTCTTCTTCAACCCATCCTTTAAAACCCCTACGCCTCCTAAACATTGGATAGGAGTATCGGGCATGGATTTGAAACATACCGCAAGCCTTGCCCCTATCTCCTCTGCGTACTCTAGGTCTTATCCGAGATTCTATCCAAGATAGAGCTAAGATGCGAGGGTCAACATAACTATCATCTTCTCTCGTCAGCTCTTTTAAAAACCTTTTAAGTTGCCTCTCTGAAGTGGGTCTTGATTGAACCACCTCCCATCCAGGTTTAAGGTGTATGGAGGAAGCATAAGACATGGTGTCCATCATACACTGAAAAGAAAGTCCTAAAACGATTAGTAAATTCATAGTGTTCCTTATAATAGTGATCTGTATTCCATTAATATGTCATTGAGATAAGTTATTACTATTATAGAAACCCAACCCCCAACGACATCAAAATTTTTAATGGGGATGCCTTTTACCACAGTTTTCGATAGTTTGCCACAAACCTCGTCATAAACGGAGTCTAAAAACACTGAGTCCGATCCAGTATCTCTCCCATAAGTTTCAAGAGAAGAGGTTCTTAAAGACGCATCTACCCAGTCTTTTAGGTTCGTAGGCTTAAAAACATCTCTGAGACTTAACTCACACAATGCGAGAACAGGCGGGGCATTCTCATACGCACCTCTCACTTGTGGGTGTTTATGTAAGTAAGCTATTTCTGACATGACAAAAAGATCTATAAACCTCCGAGTGAAATAGGCTTCCCATCGTTCACCTATGTCTTTCAAAACATAATCCTCACCCTTTATCTCTATCTTCGGAGAGTCCAAATAAATCCATCTGTGGATTTCTGTGTACCACTTGACAGGTTTCTTATTGAGAACCAAAGTCTTAGGTAAACTTAAAGGGTAGTTGGCCTTTAGTAAAACAGCACTGTTCTCAGTACGATTAGAGTAGCTTGGGTCAATCGTTTTTAACTCGTAGCCAAGCTCTTTTAAATGCTTTTTAAGCGTCCTGTAGTTTGCTCTACTCGGTTTACACCAAGAATGTAAAAGAATATGATGTAGATCTACCTCAATAAAACCGTCATCTCTAACAGGGTGGGTGTTGAAAAAGAAGTTGAGGTCTACATCAACACCATTAAAAGATTTCGGTATGTACTGAACGCCATGCTCAACTAGGTACTCTGAGATCATTTTTTTGGTGTCAACAACCGATCCGATGTGCCTATTTTTCTGCAAAAGTAAGCAGAGGCCATTAAAGTCCTTGTCAGATAGCGATTTATGTATATATTTAGTGTCTACATTGTGGTTGACCTTAGCCCAATGCAAGATTTCTATTTGAGATGCCTTTTTCATTGACGACAACCTTTCTGCATGAAGAATACATCACCCAACCAACCTAAAGGGGGTTCAATGTATGATTATACTGACCTCTCGCCCAAATATAAGTGGCAAGAGGGATTACCGACCATTTTTTCTTACTCTTTCAAAGTCAAAACACTAGGTATTGATGTTGGAAAACATAAAGACGACATCAAAAACCTATTCTTCAAGAGACAAGGGAAAAAGCTGATGAGAAATGGGGTAAACGCAGAAGAAGTCCTCCAAGAAGTTTACAAAGGCATCCTTATCAGAAATAGGGGGTCATGCCCTTATGACCCAGATAAATCTGCTTTGTCTACTTATATTGTCATGGTGGTTGATTGTGTCACCATGAACTATATGAACAAGTTTAATCGTGTGAGCGATAGGTTTGTAACAGGTGTGGAAGATGATGTGGCTTGTTCATATAATGCGTCTTATGAGGAAGACCCCTCAGACGCAATCTTCGCAGAAGAAATCAGAGCCAGTTTCTCAGGAGCTTTACTCAAAGTGTATGATGCCCTTATTAACGGACTTAAAAAAGCCCACATCAGTCGTGAATATGGTTGGGAAATTAGACTCGTTAATAAGTATGTTAAGCAGGTGCGTGAAAAGGTCGCTTACTTACTTGAACGAGAGGACTTATTGCCTTGCTAAATTTTATCTACTCCACAGTCAACGCAGGTAAATCTGCGAACCTCATTATGAGGGCACACTCCTGCAAAGAGAGAAATATCGAGTTTCGTATCCTAGTACCAGAAGTGGCACAGGATCGTGATGGGAAATCAAAAGTCGCATCAAGAATCGGCTTTGAACAAAAGGCAACCACAATTGCAACAGGTCAAGACCCTTTCGCCATTGTCATGCAAGAAGTACTCTTCAGAACAGAAGTCGGTTCAGAGGGTATACAGGTGGTCTTTGTAGACGAATCTCAGTTCTTTAATCGAGAGCAAGTGCTTGGACTAACAAAAATTGTAGATAAACTAGAAATACCTGTGTTCGCCTATGGGCTACGAACAGATTTCAAAGGAGAGCCTTTTGAGGGTAGTCGGTATCTCCTCGCATGGGCTGACCATATCGAAGAGGTCGCTACCTTTTCTCCAGGTACCGTGGAAAAAGCTACCTTCAACATGAAGATTGATGAGGGTGGAAATCAAATCTCAACAGGAGACTCCATCTCACCTGGGTTTGGATTCCTACCTGTCTCCCGTAAGACTTTTGGACTAGAATAAACTCCAATAATCTCGGATCTGTCCAATAAACCAGTTCCCGATGTCAGTCCTAGACTCTTGAAATGATCCCTGTGAGGGATTAGCAGTCATAAAGAAATCGGTTTTCACACCGTCTTGTTTGAGTGTTATCCCACCACCAAAAAACTGTTTGCTCCTCATGAGCATAAACATAAAAGTTTTACCCTCAAGATGGCGAAAAGTCATCGTGAGGTAGAAGCTATCGCTTATGGTTTGTACTCCACTGATCTCTATAGAGATAAAACCAAGCTCATATCCTAGATCAGTTAAGAACCTTTCATATTTCTCAAACCAGCTAAAAGGTGTGGTTTTATTGACGCATCTCCACACAGGGAGGATTCTCATCACTCGCTTGCCCTTAATCTTCTTGGTTAACATCCTTGTCCTTAGACCACCCCTCTCTGATATGGTTCAAGATCTGATCTCCGACTTTAGTCCTCGACATGACCGCATAACCATTCTTGGTTAAACTTAGTGTATCAACCTCCACCCTATGAGCAAGAGAGGTTGTTCCGTAGTAGGATATCTCCATATTACCACCTGCTTGGTTACGCTTTCTTTTGAGGTCTACTTTGTACGCATGGAGGGTTGGATGTCTAAACTCTAAGAGTTTACACCAAAGTTTCCCTCTATTCCTTTCTATCGGTTCAAGAACTGCCACTTGATAACCGACCTCTTCCATGAGAGACACTAAAAAGTTCTCCCAACGAATAAACCATCGCTCTGGAGTGGTTCTGTTGACCCCATACCACCCCTCAATAACTTTCATAACCCGTTTGCCTTCAATCTTCTTGGTTAAACTCATATTACTGACGCTTTCTTAGAATCCACCCTACGAGCCTTTTTACGAGCTACCTTACGATTCCCTTTAGTCTTTAGTTTCTGAGCCTTCAAGCGTATCTTACGATGTCGCTTGCTATACGCTCTCGCTTCTGCGTCACAACGATTACCTGAATAATAGTGGCACATTCTCTTATCCATCTTCTTACTCCCCTTAATATCCCAACGGTCAATCATGTAGTCAAGGTAAGCCACAGCCACCTTTGTCGCATGATCAACATCCGTCCCTAGTTTCAAGCAGGTCGTTTTGATCTTACTAAACTTGGGAACTTGTTGGTAGACACCACAAGCGTTCCAAGATGACTTAGGGTAAGTACCTTTAAGAGCGTACTTGTATCCAAACCGACTCTCGTTATAAGCGAGAGAGATCAAACGCACTGCTGGTACGCTCTTGGTGGAGTGTGTGTGGATAGCTTGGCTCACCTCCACTAGGTGTTGGTGAACCTGTGGTTGATCTAGGTTATTGGCGTTGTCTGCACGAAGCAGACTTAGGATTATATATAAGATTGTCTCGGCTGTCATTAGGTTCTCCTTTAAGAGTTAGGGGTGTAAGCGTCATGCCTACAGTATACTATAGATAAGGGGTCACAGTTTCGTTTAGTGAAGCAAATCAACCACTTAGGTACTTCAGCGATTATATGTGACCCCTTATCTATAAGACTATATCAACCACTCCACGAAAGGGAGACAAGATGAACATCACAATCAACTCAGCTACAGTAAATCCTTTCTGCCAACGCCAAACTGCTGAGAGTCCATACTCTCACTCAACCCTCAGCTTTGATGAGGTCGCTCTCCTTCTCCACAAGGTCGAGGAGGAGAACTTGTCCGAAGGCTACAAGCCTGCCTCTTATAATCAAGGTGGACGAGTGATCCTCGCTCGTCTTACAGAGGAGCAAGTAATGGATCAGTTCTTCTCAGCGATCACGATCATCCGAGAGGGTGAGGAGGTTCTTGAGGGAACTCGTTCAAGAGTCGAGGGGGAAGACCCTCGTCCTTTCCGAGAGGTAGTAAGAGACACAAAGCCTGTCGCAAAGGTTGTGGACTTGGTGTTCTACAACTCAGTAGCGTTGGCACAGGACGGAGATAACATCAGTGAACTTTCCCCCGATAACTGGGAACTTGTGAGTATCAACGCTTCTGAGGATTCCAATATGGACGCTCCTCCGATAACTCCTAACGCCCTACACGCTAACTTCCACAACTTGTCGGGGGGTACTGAGACCTCCATGACCCAAGAGGAGTATGACGCTCAGATGGTCATCTCAAAGGCATATTGGGATGTTCGTGCCAACATCCGACTCCGTATCCTGCCCAGTTGATGCAGATGGGTTTGGTGATACGATGGTGTGGTCAAGAGGAGATCGGGTACATCTAGTCGAGGAATACTACTCTGATTATCAGTGGTCGGTGGGTATAAAGCATTTGACCCTCGAAAGTTTTGATTCCCCACGCTATAGAAACAAAGAGGGGGGGTAGACATGAAAAAAGTCGGAGACTATATAGATTTACCTGTGGATAAAATTGTTCGTAGTTATCAGAATAACATTAGCTCGACCAAGCTAGGTGAACTTTATGGCGTAAGCTATCTAACGATCATCAATAGACTAAGAGAAGAGGGTGTTCAAATAAAGCCCTCAAAAGCATATAAGTTTGAGGGTGCTGAAATCGCTTTAGACTATAAGAGAGGCATGGGAGTCTCTGATATAGCTAGGAAGTATAGGGTATCCAAACCCCATGTTTATAACATAATACACGATTTTGATGTACCATTAAGATATGAACAACCACTAGAGAAAATCCCTAGTGAAGAGATGGAACACATAATAAAGATGTATCAAGACCCTTCCATAAAGGTTAAAGACATCTGCAAAAAGTACGATGTGAGTCCAAATACGCTTAGGGGTAGGGTAAAGAAATGTGGCGTTAAGATGAGACCAAAAAATAGAAAATCAAACAAACCCCATGACTTAGATTATAGTTTGAATGTAAAGCAAGTCATGGGTTTATACGAAGTTTCTGAAGCCACAGCATATCGGTGGTTAAAGTAATAGTTTATTTATAAGACTGCGTACACTAAAGCCTCAAGGAGTTTAGTATGAACAATCTTAGATATAAAATAGCCTCGTTAATGAAGCGAGTAGCAGAGCTTGAGCAGGCACAGTCAGCCGAGTCTGCTTTCTTTGACAACCCGACCAAAAGATCAGTTAGAAATCTAGCAGAGTCGAAAGCTATCACAAACAAAGTAGACACTGCCGAAAAAGCGATACAGTCGGGTGAAATGAAAAAAGATGACAAGCTCATCCAAAGCGAAACTGTGATTGCACCACCTCCACCCGATGAAATCGTCAAGAAACCTGGAGGTAAAGAGTTCAGTACCCTCAATCAGTTCATTGTGAAAACAGAAGAACCGATTAAGGGTGTGCCTAACTCATTTGAAGAAATTGCCAAGTCCAAAATAATGACCACTAAGGAAAAAGGTAAAAAAGAGATCAAACAGGATCTCATAGAAAAGGTTGTTGAGAGACACCTCGACAAGAAAGAAAAAGCAAAGGCAGTTAAAACGGTCTTGAAGCAACAAGGTGAAAATAGGGAGTAAGGCGTAATGTCTATTAATCTTAATCTAACTACAGATGATATTGATATCTTAAAGAATGGTGACAGAACACCTTGCACTGCTGGCCCTATAATGCGTAGGACAGGTTGGACAGGAGGTACTTGGGTTCATTATGTGCCTAATGACGACAATGTATCTGAGTTTACTGTGGAGAAATCTAACGGGCAGTATGTAGCAGGCTTCGTCATGTATGGTTCAGAGAACTACGCTGATGCCCGACAGTCTACATACAGAAACTTCACATCCTACCAGAACACGGGTGCGTTAGCCTCTGCTTCTGGTGCGGCTGTCCTTACCCTCGTTAATGGAGGTGCTAGAGTTCTGTTCAAAGAGTTTGAAACAACAGCCTTAGCAGTTAATGGTCAACGCAACGCTGGTCCTATTACATATAACCTTAATGACGCTCTCAAAGTCAGCGAAAATGGGTTGTTATGTAATGACCCTGACGCTAATCTTAACGCCAATTTAGGTGTTGACCCAACAGTCGTAGGTATCTGCTGTAAAGTACCAGGTACAGATGGAAAACTTGGACTAGATCTCAAATACTAAGATGATGTTAGAGTTCTCTGTCAAAACCACACCAACCTCTGTTTTTGTAGAGGTTAAAGATCAAGGTAATGTCATCGGGCTTGCTAGGGCTTATGGAGACTCTATCTCTATGATGGAAGTAGTACATACCTACCACTGTTCTGATGACCTCATTGACATCAGTTATGAATACCCTCAAGTCATGGAGGGTGAGGAGATACGAATTCTTGAAGTAACTGTGGTTAGTCTTAGTAAAGACTATCATGGCAAGAGAATCGGGTCAGAGATTTATCAAAGGCTCATAGAGGGTTGGTCGAAAAGGGTGAGGAAACCCTTTGTCATCATACCCGAAAAATGTAGCATATCGGGTTCTACTAGCGACCAAGCCATGAGGGTGTGGGATTCTCTTAAAAGGAAGTACCCTAGCTCTGGTCTTTGTGTGGTGATAGATTTGTAATCTCTTTATAGGTAGCCTTTCCTAACAATAGAAAGGGATATCTATCATGAGAAGATCAGCAAAAGCAGATGTAAACCCTATTAGACAGAGATCTCAGTTTAGTTGTGTGGCGACTTCCACCTGCATGGCACTTAATGCCGTAGGCGTTAAATGCAACGAGGATCAAGTCAATCAAGTGATTGGTGCTAAACCTATGCAAGGGGCTAGGTGGGAAGAAGTCTTAGCTTGTGCTCAGTATTTTGGATGTCGAGCAACCCTCACTACACCAGCTACTTTGACCCAAGTAAAAGCGTGGACAGATGAGGGTAAACCTGTACTTATAGCTTGGAATCCCGAAGGTAGGGATTGGAGTCATGCTTCATTAATATTTGATGTTACAGGTGAAAAAGGAAGCTATGTCGTTCATGTGGCTGACCCGAATCTACCCAACCCCGACAAGACCACTCGTGAAGTCTCCGAAGATGATTTCTACTCTAAGTGGTACGAGAAGTGGCCTAACTACTTAGTTCGCAGACCTGCTCTTATGATAGAGCGAGAGATCAGTGAAGATGGTCGTCAAATCATGGCTAGTCGTATCGCTCGTGTTCATCTTGAGCGTAAAAAGTGGGTGGAAGCACCCCCACGACAGTTTGACCTCAACCAACAAGAACAAATATGGACGATCTATGACCTGTCCTATGCCAAAGTTGGGAAACATATCAGTTCCAAGTCTGCACTTATGAGCAATTATGATCTGTTTTGGGTTGTCGATGTAGAGGGGGACAAGGAGATAGATGCGTTCGTCAGTTACTCAAGCACCCCTTTCGGAAAGAAGATTGGACTCATAGGATCTGACGGAACAAGTGAAGGTAGGAACGCTATGTTGATGAAAGGTGCTGAACTTCTCTTAAAGAGAGGTTGGTACGCAGAAGTCGATTCAAGGTTCGCCCGACTCTTAAAGAAGAGACTCGGTGTTAACCATGTTCAAGATGAAGATCAAGTAAGGACAATCATCAATAAACCTCTTGAGTGGGATGAGGATAAGAAATGTTACACCCGAAACCTAGATGGTAAGGGTGATGTTGTTAAGTACCTCGTAGGACTACCTACTATTTAATAGTTTATCTATTACACAGATAATATGAACACCTAAAGGAGATCAGACATGATTAAAAGACTCGCAAAACGAATCGCAAGGAAGCACATGGAGCTTCGCTACCCACAACAACCCCTCCGCCTACAACCAGATTACAGAGAGCGAAATGCCGCTGACTTCTTAGGCGAAAGATCTGTCGCTATGAATACTGGCTATGGAGATCGCATACACCCTGGGCCAGGCAATGCTTTCGAGGACGAAATTGTTGCGTCAGATTTTTTATCTGATCTCGATGCTGTTGAAACAGAGAGTTTTGAGATCATTGATGACCTTGATCGTATGGGGGACTTCTGGAAAGAATCTCGTTTACCAAGCCACAAACATAACGACAAAGAAACAGTTGAGACAGCGTGGGAAAAGCACAAAGAAAATAACCCCGACATGGAAAAGTATGAAGGGGCAATGACCGAAGATGGTTTAGATGAAGAAAGAATAGAAGAGAACTCAAGTAAGTCAGCAGACGATGAGATTATTGATAACATGGGTCTTGGTCGCATGGCTGGGGGTCAACAAATCGGATCTGGTTCTAATGGGTATATCGCCATGTGGAATCGTGAAAAAGTTGAAGTCTACGCAGACTCGAAGTTTGAAGCACAGGAGATGGCACAGGCACATTTCCAAAAAGGCACTCGTAAAAGAATAAAGGGATATGATGTTACGGTAATGCTTGCTGAAAAAGGTGGCTCTCAAGTAACACACAGACCTATGTTCGCTTCAGACGATGAGATTATTGATAACATGGGTCTTGGTCGTATGGCTAAAGACCATGATCGTGGTTCATACATGAGCCGACAGAACCTACGAGAGATGAGCGATATGACTGATTTCATCGTTGATGACATTGGTATGGATGATCTTGACGATTGGGTCGAGGACAAGATTTCTCAGTCTTACTCTGCTATGAGTGATGTAGCTCGTTATCGTGGCTATCGTGATGAGGATCACCAACAAGGTTCAGAGGGTGAAAACTTTAGGTTCGCACATGATGACGACATCATTGACGACTTGGAGTGGTGATATGAGTCGGCATGAAATATCCGAAGGGTTTATTGAAAGATCCCTACAAATCCAAGAGCAAATCGACCTCGCTGAAAAACATATCGAAAACATGGACATTAAATCCCTGTTCGATATGGGCATGATTGATCGTGGGATCTATCAGAACTGGCAAAGAGCAGAGCAAAATGAGCAAGACCTAGTAGATACTCGGGATGCTTATACACCTAGCTTTGAACACTATAACAGAGCTATGGGAAAAGCCGACAAGAACATCAAACGACTCCAAAAAGAAGTTGATGACTTGGTTGCTAAGTCTAGGTCTACTTTGCATCAAGCAAGTAGAGTGGCTTCTCAATATATGAGCAAGATCGCTGGTTCGGGTGCTGAGAACGCAAAGTATCTGAACAGCATATCTCCACAAGAGAAATCAAAGATCCTAAAGCATATAGCAGACCACTATGGTGTTTCTGTTCGTGAGATCGAAGAAGAATTGGTAGATCAAGACGCAGAAAAGCTCTTTGAATACGCCGCTTCCAACAACGCTATGGCGATGAAGATCTACAGAGGCATGAGTCGAATGGCAAGCACCAAGACTGCGGCTAGTGGGAACTATGGCTTCACCAAGCGAGTCCAGAGTGATGTAGAGGTTGCTCTGCGTAAACTGGAGAAAAAGGTAAATACCCTCGCTCGGTTTGTTGAAACAAGACACCCAGAAGCGGGTACTTATTTCAGCACTCGATGCCAAGGTTCAAAGTGTCATGCTAGTAAAGCTCTTAGTGGTGCTTGCTTACTCAATCAGAAACCAAAGCGTATGTTATCAGGGCCTTTAGGATTTAAACCCTCTTGTGCCAAGTCTGCACATAAGGCGATCTCGGACCTCATTCTTTATACGGGAACTATTGCTCACACTCTCCACAATAAGAGTAGTGATCATATCCCGTACCTACAAACACACGCTAAGAAAAAGCGATGTCCTCTTACAAAACTCCTATTGGAAAACTATCCTGTGGAGATTCTGTAATGAGAGCCTTGCTTATCTTATGCTTTTTGATCCCCTCATTGTCTCTTGCTCAAGTTGTCAACATTGAGTCAGATAGAGGTGGGGATAAGCAAGGTTTACATGGGAATACCGAAGCTGGTGTGTCTCTGCAAAGAGGCAATGTGCAAGTATTTCAGTATCAAATTGCTTTAAGAGGGGATTACATATCTGGAATCCACCATAGTTTACTCATAGGTTCTACAAGTTATGGTGAAGAAGAGGGAAACCCTTTTCAAAATGAATCCTATGCACATTTAAGATGGACTGCAATGTGGTTCGGGAATGTCGGAACTGAAGTATTTACTCAAGTCCAACAAGACGAGTTCAAACTACTCACTTTAAGACAACTGACAGGTGGAGGGCTTCGATTCACCTTTTTTCAAGACCATTTAGCTTTAGGTGTTGGTGGTATGTCGGATGTCGAAAAAATAGAGGGTGTAGAGGGTCATAAAATAGACGCTAGAGGCACTTCTTATGTTCGTTTAGGCAATGAGTGGGATAAGAGAATAAAAGGGCAAATAATAGGCTATTACCAACCTTTATTCAACGACCCAGAGGATTATCGTTTAACCGCCACAGGTTCGCTTGATTTCAAGGTGACTAAATCGTTATCCGTAGTAAACGAGATGAACTATACTTATGACACTCAACCTCCAGAGGGTGTTATTAACGATGACCTACAGCTTAGATTTAAACTCAAGATAAAGTGGTGATATTATGAAAAAGAAATCTTCAAGCCAAGCATCTTGGTCTATTTTATCCGAAGGGGTTTCCTCAGCTAGAGTAGAAGCCCACATCATCCGTACTCATGTCAACCAGATGGTGGAGGCGATCAAACAACATCCACAAGTCGCAGAAGAAGTTTATAAGCGATGTGGAGATAACTTTGAAGCGATCCCTAAGCATTTATCCAAACTTGAGCGTTCCTTAGACCGTACCAACTACGCATTAATCTCTATGGGGGGGGATTGGTACAGACAAAGACTAACACATGAGGATAGAGAAATGGTCGATATGGCATCTAAATATAACCCTACACCATTCCCCTCTACAAGCAAACAAAGCAGTATCGAACGAGTTGCAAAAATGAAGTTTGAAGACTTCCTACTTGAACACATTGACGAACTCGTAAAGTTAGACCCCGATTACAACGATGACTCTAGTGATAAGTCAGAAGCTCTTTGGAGTGGCGACTTTGAGAAGGCTATCAGACTCACTAGGAACCCTAGAGCAAAAGACTACATTCATTTCCTTAGTGATAAGTTCACTGTATGGTCAGAAAATTTATTCTAAGTCATATACGATAGGTTTATTGGTAATCTTATAGCGTTCATTACAACTAGATGGATTGATCAACTTGATACCCTCTAAATCGTATGTCCCATAGCCTTCATGTATATGACCATACACATGAACTTTGGGCTTGATCCTTGTCGTTACCTCATCAAGTAAATCCTCACAACCAACTCGATCACCACAAGCTAACTTATCACCATACCCAAATGGTGGACCATGAGTTATCAAGACATCGGTGTCATCGGGTATGTTCCCCCATACTGCTCGAATAGGTAAACCCCTGTCTACATTAAAAGCCCAACCACCAAAAGAGGGCTGACATGGACTACCGTAAAACTTAAACCCCTCTATAACAACCTCTGTGTCCTCAAGGTAGTGTATGCCTTCTTCACGCAGTACATAAGACCTTATGTCATGCGATCTATGAGGGTGCTTAGTATGGAATCTAGGCCAGTTAGTTCGATAAAAAGGTTCATCAAAAGTCACCTCATGGTTACCTGATATTAAAACTTTATGTTTATGTGGCTGATTCGCAAACCATCTTATAAATGAGATAACTTGCTTCTGCGTACCTGTTCCAGTCCAATCCCCAGCATGGATTAGAACATCGCCATAGGGCAAATCAAGCCTATCATGTAAGTTGTGGGTATCTGAAATGCAAATAAGTCTCATGCTCACCTCAGTTTTTAGATAAGGGAGATTATAAACAGTTTATAAACCTCAACGGTTATCCCCACTACCTCCAATGACACCCCTTGCCTTGCGATCTAAGAGTTTCTCCATATTCTCTTCTGCAATCTGAGAGAGACTTAGACCAAGTTCATCTGCGAGTCTGGCACAATACCAGAGAACATCCCCAATCTCTGATGACATCGCTTGAACCCACTTTTGTTTAGCCTCCTCTCTTTCAATCTCCCAAAGTTTGGAATCATCTCGAATCCATTTCTTCATCTTACCTGCTACCTCTCCCGCCTCAGAAGCGATACCAAGTGAAAGGTACTCAAGAGCTTGAGATGGTGGGTACTTTGCAGTCTGTGCAGTCATCTCTTGGTAGTTATTGAATGTCTCGTCAGAGTGGTCTGTATACCCATTATCAAAGATGTATTGATCTACTTCATCTGACCCAACCAAACGAATGAGTTCATCACGAGTCACAACGACAAGTTGATCTTTTCCATCAATCTTTTCAAATTTTGCGTACTTCATATCAATACTCCTTTTTAATAGTTTACTTATAATTAACATTAGGTGTGTTTTTATACCATTGTTCTTATATGAAAGGAACAACCCATGAGAAGAACAGCTTCAGAAATAATTCGCAACCTAGAGCGTAGAATCGCTCGTCTTGAAAACAAATCGGCAGGATTCCACGATTATGAGGAAGACTATGCTTATGACTCATCTGACTCTTACAGCCAACCTTTCAAAGATGATTACTATGGTCGTCCTTCAAATTATGCGGAGCAAGCAACTGTGACCGCAAAACAGGATAAGCGACTTCTTAACCAAGCTGGGAAAAGACTCGGTTGTATGATCACTAAGGTTAAAGAGGGTTATCAAATTCAAATGGTCTGCAAAGGATCAGATGTTATACTCTCAGTAAAACAAGGTGATGCTGACACATTTGTAGTTTCTGTAAATGGTAAAACAGTAAATAAGTTTGCGAGTGGCTATTGGGGTGATATGGATTCACATACTGGTGGTTCTGATCGTGAGTTACAAAATCGCTATGTGGAATTTTTACAAGAAGAGATTATCCCTCATTGTTAACCGATAGGGTCTAACAAAGGTGCGTCCGAACCTTCTTCTTCTTCGGGTACACCATCGGGTAGGATCTCCTCTCGCCAACTCCCATTACGCTCTACCTCTTCCGAGAAATAAAAGACATCGGGAGTCGAGAGATAATACTTCATCTCACCCGATTTCTCGTCTTCTTCACCTCCGATGAAGCAGAGAAGATGGTCAAGTAGAGCCATACGCTCATTCTCTTTAAGGTTGTTCCAACAGTCTGCCCCAAGCTCAATGACAAACTCGTATGCGTGATCCCCAAGGACAGACAAGATGCCAGGTGCTTTGGATGTTTTACCGAGAATCGGTCGCCCTCCCTTGCGTGAACACTTCTCTTTAAAGATGACTACAATGTCATTCATGATGTCAGCCAAGTGTGGGTGTGCGTTTCCGATGAGATGATTGATCTGCTCTTGGACTTCTGGTCCTGCTTTCCATTTATCGCTCATGTGCGACCTCCATTGTGGTTAGGGTTAATATGAACACTACCCTTATACAATTTGTAGAGTGTTTATTACCTATTTGAGAAAATTGACCACAAAGCAGTTCAAATAGAGGATTTTAGGGTTTATTAAACCTAGAGTTATAAAAATCCTCTAGGGTTTCCCACACCAATAATAACCACACCTCCATTATCAAAAAGAGTCTGAGTACAAAACTTGGGTTAGCGGCTACATATAATCGAGAAAACATCTTCAACTGTTCATCTGATCTATATTCTATACCCTCATCCATCATAATAGTCATTCCATTTTGATGGAGTACAATAACAATATTTTCCCCTATGAGTTCTTGAATAAGCCCCATCTCTACTTCTATGGGGTCTACTTCTGGTTCTTCTATCTCTGACATACCTAATCTCCTAACCTGACACCCTTCGGCTTCCTCAAGGAAGCAAACATATTGAGGACAGGGGCAATCATTACCCAGAATCATAGAAAGAATATGAACTTTGTACTTTGTTTATCAAACCTTCTGTATTGAGGAGACACAATATGAAGTTTGATCCAAGACGAGCAAGGAATAAACCCCCAAAGAACAGAGACCCTAATAAACCTTGGGATCTGCGTACTTATAGGGTGCGTAAAAATCAGTTTCAAAATGTAGACCTAAGAGGGAAAGAAATATCCAAAAAAGTGCTAGAGATCTTCGGAGATGAAATGATTAAAGCAATCAAGGAAGAAGCAAAAAGAGCGTCTGGTCTAGGTACTGGAATCCCACGAACAAAGGATTTTTTAGATTCCTTTTATTACGAGATATCCAAAGGGGGGGCAATCAAGATTAAATCCGAGTGGCAGTGGGTAAAGAAGTATCTTGAAAGGAAAGATTCTTATGATATGACCTGGCTTACTCGTAAATCTAACACAGAGAAAAAAGTTGTCCCTGTTAAAACTAAATCAGGTGAGGTGGTGTTTAGAACCCTTCCTCTTAGAACAGAGAATAAATGGATACACCCAGCAGTTTATAAGTTTAACTTTATTGAGCAAGGGATTGAGAAAGGTAGAATAAAAGCCATACGCAGAGCAACTTTCTTTCTCACTAAAAAGATGAGTGGAGATGAATAATGATTTATGTAGCACAGTGTCTTAAAGACATAGAGATAAAAAGTCTCCGATTGAAACTCAAGCAAGGACAAACATTCGATTGCACGAAGTCCCAATACGAATCTAGCCCAGAACTAAAAGAGCTAGTAGGTTCGGGGGTCATATCTCTTAAAGTGAAAAACGCAAAGTCCTCAAGATTGGGCGTACATAACAATCGATTTCAAGTAGTTCGAGAGCCAAAGGTAGTCAAGGAAGTAGTCGAGAAACCAGTCATAAAAGAGGTCATAAAAGAGGTCATAAAAGAAGTCATCGTAGAAAAAGAGGTTATCGTAGAAAAACCCCAACTCGACATGAACGCTCTCGCTAATGTCCTCATACAACAACTAGGCACTATGATTTCTCCCGAAGCTATCGCAGAAGCTGTTGCCAAACAAATGCCTACACAGACAGTAGTAAATAATAACGCACAAACACCTCAATCTATGGGTAGTATGAACACTACAAGTGATGAAGCATTGACCTTTATCCCCTCTAACATTATCTCTAGTAAGACCATAGTCTCCTCCGAGTCTTTGGCGAATGAAACAAAATCAGAGGGTTCGGATGAACTCTCTGACGCACTCTCTGCTTTGAAAGCATTAAGAAAGGTAAAAAACAATGAGTAAAGGCGTAGGACTTGATATTGGTACGATGAACCTCGTATCCGCTCGTATGAGTGGCAAAAAAAACGAGGTTACTCTGAGGCGTATGCGTGATCTCTTTATTGATCTCCCTCAGTCTGCAAAAAAGATGCTTAGATTAGGTTCAGTCTCTTATATCGAAGCAGATGATAATCTTCTTGTACTTGGGGATGAAGCTATGGAAGTAGCTAATATGTTCGGCAGAGAAGGCCGTAGACCCCTTAAAGCGGGTCTTATCTCTGCTGATGAAATAGACTCCCTTACCGTTCTCGGACATATGGTTAAAGATGTACTCGGTGACCCTAGCCATGAGGGTGAGCATTGTTATTTCTCAATCCCTGCGGCTCCTGTGGACGCTAATATGGATGTTGTTTATCATAAGGGAGTATTCACTCGCATCGTTCAAGAATGTGGATATACTGCACACCCTGCAAACGAAGCTATGGCTATCGTCTTCGCAGAGACTGCAAAGGAAGGTTTTTCTGGTGTCGGGATTAGTTTCGGTTCTGGTATGACCAATATCGCTCTCGCTATCAGCACCATTGAGGGGTTATCCTTCTCCGTTGCTCGTGGTGGTGATTGGATTGATCAAGGAGCGGCTCGATCAGTAGGTGCAACAGCTTCTAAAATGTGTGCGGTAAAAGAGAAGGGCATTGACCTTAAAGCACCTAAGAATAGAGAAGAAGAAGCGATCTCGTTCTATTATAAGGCTCTTATTGAACACGCTTTAGATAACATCGCACAGCAGTTTGTGATGAAAGGTGGACACCTCACCCTTAACAAGCCCATTCCAATCGTAGTGGGTGGTGGTACAAGTCTAGCGGGTGGATTCATGGATTTCTTTAAGGAGGTCTTTGAGACTAAGAAAAAGCGTTTCCCTATCGAGATCTCAGAGGTTCGTCATGCGTCTGATCCACTTCACGCAGTTAGTAAGGGTATGTTAATCCTCGCTCAACAGGAATATGACGAGGATTGAGCTGTCAAGGTTAATAGTTTATTTATGACCTCTCATAAGTGATCTCTTTAACCTTAAATAAATGGAGAACCGACATGAGAAAGTCAGCCAGTGAAATTATTCGTGACCTAGAGATGAGAATCGCTCGACTTGAAAAGTCTGCGAGTCAACAAAAAGAGTCTACAAGCAAAAGAGCGAGTGCCATTGCTAACACCATCGTTCAACAGCTTGGTGGTAGTCGTAAGCTCCAAATGATGATTGGGTTAAAACAGATCCTCACTGCGTCTAATGCCGTTACCTTAGTATTCCCAAAGCCTAAGCATCGAGGTGCTGTGAATAGAGTGCGTATCACACTTAATGGTCTGGACTTGTATGACATGGAGTTCATTCGCACACATGGTCGTAGCGTAAAGGTAGTTAAAGAGTTCAACGATGTTTATGCAGAGGACATCAAGGATCGCTTTGAAGAAGGTACAGGACTTTATATCCGCTTCTAAGGGTTAAAGATTTCCCACCTCTTAATTGCCTTTATTTGGTATGATACTAACAAAAGAAAGGGCAACTAAATATGAGTGGAGATATGAAAGTAAAAGACATTGTAGAAGCAATCCTTAACCCTGTTATGGGCGAGGAGACCACAAGACAAGAAAATTGGGGAGAGTTTAATGACTATCAGACCGATTTTTCATTAAAACAAGAGGTACTACCAGAGGGTTCTGCCATAGTGGAAGAAACAATCTCCGAAGTGGCTCTGATTGACCTTAAAGGTAACCATTTTAAATTCCCAGGCACATTCAAAATGGAGAGGTCTGGAGATAAGATTAAGTTTATAGCTATCAGTTAATAGTCTATTTATGATTAGACCTCTTATACAAATAGAGGGGTTAGACATAATGTATAGATCATCTGCAAATATAAACGAGATTACTAAAGGGCTTGATTCAAAAGTTAAGTCGAACGCATCTTCCATTAAAGCAGTCGTAAACAGCTTTGAAGAAAAGGTGCTTAAAGAGCCTATCGAGTTTAAGGTAGGGGATTACATTATTACTGTTAAAGCAACAGGAGAGAGATCGAATCCTGATCTCCACCTCACCTGCACTTGTAACTATTGGCAGTATCAAGGGCCAGAGTATCATGCAGTCCAAAACGATTACTTGTTTGGTAAAGTGAGAGGTACAGCAGAACAACCAACCAAAAAAGACCCTAAAGGTACTCACAAAGTGTGTAAACACGCCTATGCGGTCTTGAGGGATTTCTTTGGAGCTTGACCCTATGCAATACCCATATAAATGTTCAAAATGCGAGCATGAATATATCTGTTCTATACCTATGGAGGATTACAAAATCCCCCAACCCTGCCCTGAGTGTGGGGTTAAAAATGAAAAGTTGTTCAGACCCACTCGAAACTTCATCTTGAAAGGTGATGGGTGGGCGGGTAAAAATAGTCGCATAAACCAACAGATGCGTGAAAAGAATAAAAAGTTAGATGCACGAACTGCCGAAATGAAGCGTGATGCCCCTAATGTCACTCTCGCCCCTAATGTTGATGGGGAGCGTGTAGACTCTTGGTCAGACGCTCAAAAACTCGCCAAATCAAAAGGCAAGAGTACAGAATCTTATGAACCAATGATAGCTAAAGAGAAAGAGAGTAAGAAATGAGCAGAGGTCGCTTAATACCAAGCCTTATTTACAGATCAAAAGGTCTAGTAGATATGGTAGTACACAACGCAAACCTAAGAGGTATGGATCAAATCACTATTTATGGTGCATCTAACCTCAATGATGCACATAACAACCCTGTGGAGATGTTTTCTGTGCCTTATGATAGAACTTTTAGAAGTCAGTTTATCACTCAGGCAAAGTTAGGCGTTGAAGAATCACAAAGAGATCAAACACGATTTGTTTTTAACCCAAACGAATACTCAACTACATTTAAAGCAAACACACCTCGTGTGCCCACTGATGATGAAATGTTATATCTTCGAGTCAGAGGTAGGGTCAGAGCTACACAAGAGAACACAGACTTTGGGCCTGTTGTGGGGGTTATACCTTATGATTTCTTTTCACTCACTGCCCCTATCTTCACTTGTATTGGTAATGCTCCAAACTTAGATGTAGGCAACGGAATACCAGACACTCTTAGTACAGGGGCAATCAACTTCCACCTACCTAGTTTCAGTCAGACTTTGAACATTCAAAATCTTGATTCTCCTCAAGGAGGGTCTAATATGTTCATCTCTTTTAATCCAGGGATGTCCCCCTCTATCCTAAGACCTGGTGAGTCGTTGACTATAACATCGGGTGCTGTCGGGGAGTTCTTTTTAGCAGGGCAAACAGGAGATCCTTTGTTCACTATCCGATGTTCTGTGGTTAATAGAGGTTAAATGACATCTTCCTTAATAGTCTATTTATATTTCATCTGTATATAAGTGAACCCCTAACTATTAAGGAGAAAGACAATGCCTTTCATTCTCGCAAGACGATCCGAGATCCAAAATGGGTCTATTCAGATCACAGATCTATTCCCTAATGTTTCACAAAGAAACCTCGTAAATGACCCCGCAGGTCAAGGCCCTTTCTATGTGCGTGTTGCAAACATCGGTGCAACAGGTAGAACTCGACCTTTCATTAAGGTAAATGCTAACGGATCTCTTGAGTTCCTACAACAATGTAATGGTCTTGTTGCTTATCTCATCGCTAATATTGAAGCAGATTTTGGTGGTGCAAATGACGCACTCACTGTACCAGAAGCAGAAGAAATCGCAACAGGTATCCTCGCTAGAGTTCGTGCAGGTCAAACCCTAACACTCGCAAACATCAATGCAGTCTGTAATGGTGTTAGTAATGCTTCGGGCTTAAACCAAGGTGACTCTACAGGGTCTGTTTCATCAATCCTTTCTATCCTTGCGGGAGAAGAGTACACAGTAAATGCAGGTGTTCCTATCCAAGACGCAGGTGGAGACTTTGTAAACGGTATCGACCCAGGTACTCTCGGAACAACCATGAGAAATCTCGTGCCTAACGACAGCTCTTGGAAGATTTCTTTCGCTGAGGGAACTCTTGGTGGACTTGCTGGTGCTCAAGATCCTAAAAAGGCTTTTGCTGGTGTTAAATCTGATACCCCATTACTTACTGTCTACAATGATGACGGTACAATCTACGCAGGATAATAGGAGATAAACTATGCCATTTCTAACTACTATTAGATACTCTGAGTTTGGCCTTGATTCAAAAGGCAACTCAAGATTACAGATTACTGACCTCTTCCCTAACAAGAGTCAGTCAAACGCTGTCATCACCCCTCGTTTTCAAGGTCCTTACAACTTCAGACCTGTTGACGCACAGTCAGCAGGTAATGCACTAGAGGTATTACCCGCTCTTGATGGTGCTCTCGATATTGATGCAGAAGTAAGTGGTCTTGCCGCTTACTTCTTAGCTGTTGTAGAAGATCAAGCAAATAGCACCAACATTGAACCCGCAGAGGCTCTCTCTATTGCTGGCGATATGATTGCTAATATGCAAGATGGTAGTCCTTTGACACTTGCAGAAATAAACGGTTATATTGAGCTAAATGCAGGTGTCGGCAGTGACCTTGATGGTGCAGGTGTTGGTTCAAACTCAACAGGTTCTGTTTTAGAAGTTCTTCAGATCCTTTGTGGAGCTAAGACCTTTACTCTTCCTAAAGGACACTCTGTGGGTGATAATGGAAACCAAAACGCTTTCACACCATTTGTAAACGCAGACACTCAAGCGGCGGCTTTCTCTGCTGTTGAAGGATACACAAGTATCCCTTCTACACATGACAGTTTTTATATGTCTGCTCGCAGTGGTCAGATCAAAACTGCACAACTAAACTTAAACTCAAACAGTCAACCTGTCCTCGTTGCTTATGACGATGATGGTTCTGTCGTTAAATAAGGAGGATTGAAAAATGCCTAGTCCAGTAATTTGTATTCGTGACGCATCTATTAAAAATGGATCTCTTATGGTCAAAGATATGTGGCCTAATCGCTCACAGGCGAACCCTGTTGTAGACCCTGCACCACAAGGCCCTCGTTACCTTCGTGTTGTAGAAAATGTATTGCCGACTGTGGTTAATGGTGAGGTAACTAAGGCAGTAAGCGGTCTAGCCGCTTACCTCTTAGTTACTGTTGATGCAGGTGCAGGTAATGTTAACCCAAGCCCAGCAGAAGCTAAATCAATGGCGGACGCTCTTATCGCTATTATGAGGGCTGGGGGAGACCTTGAGATTGGAGACATCAATGGTGCTTTAGCGGCTGTTGTTGTGGGCACGGGTATCGTAGGTACAGGTGCTTCTACTGCTACTGTAAATAACATCCTTCAGATTCTTGGCGGTGCTCCTTTTACAGTCCCTGCTGGTGTTGCCGCTACGAACACTTTCCAACTAGAAGCGGGTCAATCTAACCTCTTTACTGCTTTCCACAGCCCAATCGTGTTTGAAGACTCTAGCTTTTGGATTTCTCTCGCTCAAGGTGATCTTTCGGGGTTAAAGAGTTATCGCACTGTTAACGGTGTGGTTTTAGACCCTTATGTGGTAGTATATAGTGGAACAGGTGTTGCACAGTAATATACAATAGGAGAGAGATAAGGTGAAGATCGCCCTGTCAGATAAAAAAGTTCTTGGTGCTTTCTTAAAGCGTTCCTCTTTTGAAGGTCGAGTCTTAACGACTGACGGGGAAGAGTTAAGAGGCATATGGGGTTCTAGCCCCCTCATCGCTAAATGGGATAAGAAAGGCAAGCTCATTCAAATCCAATCAAGCGACAAAGGGGTGCGTAAAGCACAGTCTGCTTTATCCTCTCTTTTAGGGTAATGTTTGGTATCATAGGGTTAAATCAAACCCTTGACACCAAAGGCGTACACTATGAGTAATGAAATAAAACCAGAGCCTCTTTACAAGACCTCTGATCTATACTTTGCGGCTTACTTAAAGACCACAGGTATGGAACTGTTAAAAACAGAGGTTGAGGGTCGTAAAGTAATCTTCGTATTTGAAAAGCACCATAGTTTCAAAGACCTTAAAAGAGAATACTTTAACCGTACCTCAAGAGTACCTGCTCTTACCTTTGTTGATGAGATCAGATCCATGAAGTCTTTAACCTACATGGCTAAAGAAGATTTATAGTTTCTTTATAATTGCTCCTTTGTGTCCACAACACAAAGGATATTGCTATGAAAAGATTAGCCTCAGAAATCATAAGTGAGTTAGAAACTCGTATTGCTCGCCTTGAAAAACAAGCTACTTCAAGTAGTAGAGCTTCAAGTAGTAGATCTTCAAGTCGCAGAGCCTCAAGTCGATACGCAGACCCATTTTTGGCTGAACTACAATCTGACATTGATGACGGTATGCACATGGCAAATGAGTTTCAAGCAGGGAGAAATCCTGATGGTCAAGGGTGGGCGGAAGAAACTCAAAAAGATTACAACAGCCCACCTGCTCCTAAGAACCAAGCAGATTGCTACACCGAAGACAACCTTGAAGGTCTCGGTAAACCAGGTGATGGGGTGACTTGTTACCGACTCCACCATGACTATGGAAAAGCAAACTCTGGAAAACCAGGATCACCAGCAAGACAAAAGTACAATAAAAAGTATCGTGAGAACTTCATGGACTCACCAAGTATCCAAAGAAAAACCTGTCCAAAACCTGGTGGTGGGAGAGGTCCTTGCAACAGAGGATAATCAGCGATTGGTGTGAGTGAAGATTTCTACATCTACCTCACCATTCCCATGAGATGCCTTACGGATAGAGTATTGAGCAAGTCGGATACTGTTCCACTTATACAATACCTCTTCTGTGGGCATCTTCATTTGATAACCACGCTCAAAGTTAAAGGTACTGACCTTCACTAAGCGATGTCTCTTGTCATAAGTACATTTATAGACTTGAGCGATAGGTACAATATGCTTAATCTCAGTCTTGATATATTTGATTTCCTTTACTGGCCAACCACAGCCTTTGGACTCTGGAACATTCAAAAAAACGAACCGAGATGAGGGTGTTGTTTTAGAGGTAAATAAAAACAACATCGTCATAAGGGAAATCATCATTATAGCAAAGACTGCGTTTTGGTTTTTCATGGACTCACCTTGTAAGTATAAAAAGAAGGTGTCCGACAACCCTCCTCATAAGAAACCTGTCCTTGACCCTCATAATCATAAGAAACAGTAGGCGTAAGCCAGACAAAGTGAGTCAGAGCAACATCTATAAAACCACTCGTTTGTTTGACGAGTTTAAAGAAAACTATCTTCATTGAGGAGTGAGTCTCCCAAGCCTCTATGTCGATTGCTGATGACTCAGGTATCTGAACAAGGTCATAACTTGCCCTCTTTGGTATGTTAGTCAATCGATAAAGCCTGCCTTTGGGGATGAGCGTGTGGGGTAGGAAAGCAAACCCCTCAAAGTCAACAGAATAAAGCCAGTAAGTGTCCATGACCGAACAGAACTCTGCATTTGATGCACCTCTTAAATCAGAGAGCATGGATCGGTAGAGACTCTTGTACTCATCTGTCCTCGAAAACACTTTCCTCTTCAATGGGGTATTGTAAACCCTCCTAATGTCGGGTCGGTAGTCAAAAAGATTCTTCTCCACAAGACCTTGAAGGACAAGTGAAAGACAAAGGCTGTCACCGAACTCACAGCTCGGTGCATATTTGAAATAAGAAGATTGACAGGTGGATGTGGTCTTCAATACTTCTGCATCACCCACACACTCCAATGCGTGAGCTGAAACAGTCGTTAAAAGCAAGAGAATAGAAAATAAGTAGTGAACCATAAGTAGCTCCATAAAAGGTTAAACTATATACATTATATGACTTCTACACCAAACACTCTACCCTCAGATGGGATCTTTAATAGTTTAGTTATAAAAGATTAACTGTAACCCTTTAAATATATCCTTGTAGATAACTCTTGAAAGATGCGTGAGATGGACGATGAGCTAGTCTAAATCTTCATCCACTGTAGCAAAGCTATCCCAAAAAAGATCTTTGTCCACAGTACCTAAGATTTCTTGACCGTCAAGAGTCCTCAAGACCCATTGGTCAACTAACACTGACCACTCACCTTGTGGATCAAGTACAGTAATGCAGGTGTCGTTGACCTTAGCTTCAATGCCGATGAATCCGATTACTTCATCTGCGTTATCGCCTATGTATTGAACAGCTTCAAACTCTTCAACCTGCTTCGTTATCTTCATCTTCTTCCTCCCTTGTCTTATGCGAAAACCCTAGCTTAATACCAGCCGACCTCTTTGATTGCATATAAGGGGCAAACTGATCGGATAATAAGTTATATAGCGATTCGGCAATCCAGTTGGGGTTTTCTTTATCTTCATAGACATATGTCTCAATCGCACCCTCAATGACTTCACTACCCGTACAAACAAGCCAGCCATTCCTCACTCGTCTAATTAGTATATCACCGTATTCATATTCGGGTTTCATTTATAGACCTTTTATATGCAAGGGTAGTTAAAGTATAAGGAGACAAAAATGAAAATATCACTAACTGCCATCTCACTAATTTTAATCTCATGTGGGTCAACCTCACTACCTAAAAACAAAGAAGAACCACATCAAGAAATCCAAATCGACCCTAATCCACTTTGCCACCTTGAACAAGGAAAATATCAAGATGAACTTTTAGAAGACATTTTGAATCATGATGTGCTTGATCTATTTGAAGAGCCTGTCAAGACACCATGCAGATACTTAGAACCAGGAGACCCAAGAGAGTTACCCCCAGAAAGTAGGACTGCTCTTTGCTCTGTTAGTCAAGAACAGTGTCAATGCTTTTCAAAAGACACACAACCATAATCGTTACAGGACATAAAAAAGATGTGAAGCATTCATAGTCCTTTCAGTCCTGTCTTATACCAATGTTTGGGTGTTCGTGTCAGTCCAAAATCACAACCTCCAATCGCTTTTCGGACTATCTCTGCATACTCCCTATCTATTTCAGATAAAGTGTCCTTAGAGAGCATTTTATCAAGCGTTTGAAGCGACCCTTTGTTTACATAACCATCGTTTGCAAGATGAGATACTGCCCATTCACATATAGCCCCTGCTTTCTCAGCTTCATACTTGTAGCATAGATGGATAAAGAAAGACCCTACGGTTTCAAACTGAGAGGATGCGAAGTAGTTATTCCTCAGACTTTTTTCTACTCGATCAATGGTACTCATTTTGCTGTCTTCCATTCGCTTGATGTAAACCAACTCTCCGCAATCTTAACTTTCCCTTGCTTACTAGACACCTCTTTACGAGCTTGTCGGGCAATCTCTCTGGTGAAATAGTATGAACCCTTAGAAGTCTTCACTACCTCATTGTCTTTGTTTAAGATTGTGTAGATGCGGACATATTTAGTTTCTTCGATCTTATCTTCAACACCAAGACCATTAATCTTTGTGTCTTTAGGTAACCGATACATTCTCCATTTACCACTGAGAAGACCAAGTTCTTCTTGTATGCCTTTTACGATAGCCCCTCTCTCAGACCCCTTTGTCTTACGAGCATTACCTTTCGGGTCATGTTGAATGATTTCTTCTTCTACAACCACACCCATGATGTAGAGGTTTCCTGTTTCTTTATGGATTAAGACTCCACGAACTCCACTTGGGTGTGGGTTGTAGGTTTCCAAGTGGGTGCTGTAATCGTTCTCACCTTCGTGTGATTGTTCCAAACCTTCAAGAAGACTGCGACTCCTCCAAGCACACCCAAAATCTAGGGTGCTAAAGTCAAGACCTGTTTTTTCTTTCACACTCTCATAATGATCAATGTAAGAACTTGATTTCATCTTGTTTAGATCAAGACCTGCGATAGTTTTATAGTCATTCCCTACCATCATAGTAACTCTGACTATATGTCTCCCTCTGACAGTACCCCCATCCTTTTTCAGATCTGCTTTGCCTTTTTTTACTGTGGTGAAAGTGATATTTTTCGTTACATTTTTTTTGATACTTAATTTCTTCATAGTGCGTTCCTTACAAGTCTAAACATAGGGTGGTGGGCATAAGTGTTTCTAAAGTCGATACGACAAGTTGTTGCCGACCAGTCATTTTCGTAAGGTTCGTGTGAACCTCCTTTAGCCACCAAATAGTTAGTGCGTATATCTGAAATAGGGTCTACAAGATAACCCTCTCCATCTAGCTCACCCATAGGGCATTCTTTGTTGCTAGAGTATCTACCTTTGAGTGTACCAAATGAATTATGGACAAGTTCATTACCATTGCCACTCATGTCGTACATACCCCAAGCGTTAGGCTTTAGTTTCCCAACTTGGTTGTAGTTGTACCATTTAAGACCATGACCACCTCTCCAATGGGCAACCGAATATATATTGTCTGAACCCGAATAGACGAAATCTTCATTAGCTTTGGCGACATAATACCACTCAGCTTCTGTGGGCAATCTGAAGCCATTCTTAGTGATGTCTACTTCGTTATTGAAATAACAAGGTTCTAAACCTATTGCTTCGGAGAGTTCATTACAAAGATGCTCATACCTAGCGGTACTTTCAAAGCTCCAATCTCTTGATGGTTTTCTCGTTGCAGACTTGCGAACATAATGCGAGATGAGATTCCCACTTACCATGTGAGTGCCAATCCAAAAGGGGCGAGTGATCTTAACCTTGATTGAACCCTCTTTAGGCATAGTATCGAGATACTGATGTGGGTTGTCTCGTTCGCAGTTAGATTGATTCGGTGATCTTGAGGCTTCAAACTCACCCGATGGAATGAGTTTCATGTGATACGCATAGTCTCTTTTAGCGTTCTTATCATAGCTAGCGTGATAATAACTGAAAGCGGTATTTTTTGTATTCACATCCAAAAGATGAGTCGTAAAGTCCTCTGCCTCTTTTGGGAAAGGATCGGGATAGATAGTCCCGACAATTTTAGCGTTCGTGTCTCTTAAGAACTGATCAAAGTTCTTCCCCTCTGAGTCGCTGATTTCTCTAATCTTGTAATCGGGTAGTTCGATACGAACTGTCGTACCATGTATCTCTTGTTCAAAAGAGTACTTTGTGATTTCAGCCACTTCATCTCCAATCATATAAGTATTTTAACATATGGGTCGTTTGGGACTCGAACCCAAAACAAACTGATTAAAAGTCAGGTGCTCTACCAATTGAGCTAACAACCCTCATGTAATACTTATATGATTGGAAACCCCTTTTATCCCTCTTTAGAGACTCTTTTCAAACCTCCTTATCGGTCATCTCGGTGAGTGACCCTCGTCAAAATCAATATCATGCTCATGTTCATGCTCCTTGCTATGGGAGGGTTCGGGGATTGTAAAGTCATGTAACTTATCCCCCCATGAAGACAGCCCAATGAGATGAAGGATCTCCATGATAGGATGTGCGACAAGATTATGGATTGACCACTTAAAGTAGCCTAATCGGTCAAAGATATTTCTCTTCATTTTTTTCGCCCTTTGGTTTGTAAAGGTAGATTGTGAGGATTATCAAAACAGAAAGGTAGACTGCAAATTCTACATCATCTATCGGGAGGGGGAATAAAGTCATTTTGATTAAACTTAGGTCATGCGTTTGTACAAGTCATTGCCTGTACAAACTCAGCCCTAGACACATAAGGAGGACTTTGTGTCATACGAACACTCACCCCACCAAGAGGTCTCCAGTTAGTCAACATCTCCATATGCTTGTTTACTAACTCTTCGAGTTCTTCAACGCTATCCGCTGTTAAGATTTTATACTTCATTTGTTTAACTCCTTTTTAAGGTGTGTTTTGTGTAAGTGGACTCGGAGGGACTTGAACCCTCGACCGACCTTACCCACTAAATATGTCAGTTTTTAATATTTTGGCTGGTATGTGGGTCGCCCCCATCTCTAGTGCCTTCGCTACTCTATGGTATCCATCAAGCAAGACAAGAGATTTATGGAGCAAGATAAACTTTGTAGTGTCTGCTTGGTCTTTTCTATTGGTTTCAATCAAGACCTTGTTACTACGGCAAATAGTGCTAATTTCAACACTAATGATAGGCTCATCTTTTAGTCGCCATAAAACATCTTGGATGGTGACTTTCGAGCCGTCAGTGTCGATCCAATGTGTGTTTTCCCAGCATTTTGCCAACTCCTTTTTAAGTCGATTAATTTTACGATCTAATGTTGGTTCTCTTCTCCACCAATAACTAGCGTCAAAACCGTCTTCTCGATTCTCTCTCATCCAATGTGCTCTACAATTCTCAAGATTGTCGTAGGGGTTTTCCCCCGCAACACAGTGACAGTCATACCAATAGTCACTCTCTGAAGGGTCTACTGTGGCTAAGTATTTGTCGCAACCCCTACAGATCTTCACGAGGGCTTCCGTCATCGGCCTCAGAGTTTCAGGGAACTTCTTACGAATCTTACCCCTTACAAAGTCGTAGGAGTCAACTTGCAAATTGACACAATCTCGATCAGATTGATCATATTCGGTGGTCTTCTGTCTCATCTTATAGGTATCTGAGGTGTCCTCCACAAGACCTGTCTCTTTCTGTATAGACAGGATCTTAGAATCCAAGTTGGAGATCATCGTCTGAATGAACGAGTCACTTTTATTGGGTAATAATGTATTTCTTACCTTACATAACATTTTCAGTTCTTTATTCATCCACTACTCCTTAGTTGATTCTTGGGTGTCCCAAAGGTCTGCGAAAAACTCACAACCCCCCCCTTATATGATTGAGGGGGCTTTTAATCCTCTTCTTCAACATATTTATCCGAGATCTTTGCGATTTCAATGCCTATATTCGTAACTAAGTCATGAGCGTCAAGATAGAGATCGACTAAGGTTTGGAACTTAGCCAGATCCTCTTGAGGGATGACTTTAGACTGAAAGCGTCTTAAAGACTTCTCTTTACCAACCTTAGTTTTCGACCTGTTTTCAACCCAAAAATCTTCATAACCCATATTACATCTCTCGATACTCAAAAGAACCATCAGAGTAACTAAACTTCTGATACTTTGCGGTGTGTGTGGGTGGTGGAATCCATGAAGGGTTTACAAGGAAACTACTTAAAGAGTATACCTTTTTTTCATGATGGATAATGATCGGATCTCCAATCATGCTCTATCTCAATATGCTCTATCTCACCACTTTTTTTGGTGTACTGAACTTTCATTCCACACCCCTTATAATTAGCTAGATAGGTTGAGTCATTGGGGGTATCGCCATCCCAAGTACATACCATGCCTGACTCAACCAATCTAATGATCCATACGGGATTTGAACCCAGTGTTTCCAGAGTGAAAGTCTGGCGTCCTGCCCGACTAGACGAATGGACCTCAATTAGTGCAACCTTTATATGGCTTTAAATCACCTAGTGCAAGTTTTTTTTACGCCTGTGGTGGAGTAGCTAGAGTCTGAGTTATCCTCAAGATTAGTCTCGGTATCGAACTTTTCTCGGTTCTCTAGCCAACCCCTTGCGATCTGGTCTAAAAGGCTAGGAGGGAGGCTTACAGTGACCCTATCACCAATGATCTGAACGAACCCTCCATGTTTATCTATTTGGAGGTAGGCATTCTCACCCTCAAACATTTCTTGGTAGATATGAAACTCATCACCATGTGCGATTGTGCTTTTTGTACTCATGTGAATCTCCTTTAAATAGTTTATTTATACCCATCTCATAAGTGTCTCATTAACCCCTAACTACAATGGAGAACGAACCATGAGAAGATCAGCGTCAGAAATCATTAATGAGCTTGAGATGAGGGTTGCTCGTCTTGAAAAACAATCAAAAGAAAAATTAAAACCTTATAACGAAACTATAAGAAAAATCGAAAGAGAACATCGCATCAAATTCACCACTCACCCAGTCACTGACAAAAGAGGTAAGAGGGTGGATCATGGGAGGCTTCTGGTGCGTTTTCCTGAGCATAAAGAGGTTAATTATAGTTTAAAAACAAAAAAGAGAATTAAGATAGAAAATGACGATACAGTGTGGGAGTTAAAATGGAGACATCGTAGATAAGGACGAGAAAACAAGTCTATTCTAATAATCTCTTTATAAGTATCGTTTTTTGTTTTTAGGACAAAGATCGTCTTATAAGAAAAGAGATTTAGGCACTAAAGTCCATGATCCACATCCGAATGATGTAACAAGAGCGATTTCAAGAAATAAAAAATCATGGTTTACTCTGTGGACGGTAGGAAATGGTTTAGATTAGACTAGCGTCATTTATAATGGACAGGGCAGGATTTGAACCTGCGTACTCCTAAGACATCAGATTTACAGTCTGACCTCTTAGGAGTACCTGTCCAAAGGGCTAGATTTCCTATCCCTATAGTAAGTTATGCCCCACGAAAACCACAGGGCAATTTTCGGTCTGCTATGGTAAGCTCGCCCCCCTTAAACGAGTAAGGGTTGAATGAGTCTTAGGGTAGGGTAGGCTTAGACCCTCCAAGTGCATACTGCTATCAGCGTAGAGCCACAAACTGGCGTTATTCCTAGTAATTTTAACACCCTCTCTTTCAAGAGGGTGTTAGGAAGTATCAAAATTTGATTCTCCCCGCTACGAAGAACATTCGTCATTTACGCCCCTCTAGTTTGCAGATTTCGACCGAGTAGTAAAAGAGGAACTTCTGTAAGACTAATGCCAGCCAAACTTTTACAGCAGACAAATGATCTTCGCCAATATCCTGTGTACCCGCTAGGACTTACACCTAGTTCTCTTGCCTACTATGACAAGGCTTTATTCGTTAAGCTACATGGTACATAAGCGACCCTTACTAGAAATCTAGCGATAACCATACTGTGTCCATCAACCACGAAGAACACAATACAGGGTCTAGTTATCTCCCCAACCAAGAGGTTATAGGCTCACCTATTCTTTATAACAAGATAAAGAATAGGTGAACGAGAGGAATGAGCAGACTTCCTCAATGCCTTGTCCGCATCAGCGTAATGCCCTACTGCACCATTGTACATTTATGGGTTGCACCCCTCTTGGTTAGGTTATGTTGCGAAATCATAGTTCCCCAAGAGCTATTATCCTCTTTAACGGTGGCAATAAGAGGCGTAAACAACCCCCAGACAAGACCAAAGCAAACGCTTATCTGTTTCTCCATTCCCCCTATGCGTCTGTTTGAAGAGTTCCTATAAAAGAACAGAAAATGGTCGCTCAATCTGGAATCGAACCAGAATTCCACCCCAAAGAGACAAAACCCTATAAAGAGAATCACTAGAGGCAAATACCAATCAAGCGAGTACACCAAGTAGGATTTGAACCTACGACCTGCGGCTTAGAAGGCCGATGCTCTTCCACTGAGCTATTGGTGCTTAGGTGTTCCTTTTTTACCACAACCCACTAGGAACAACAGTGGGTGGAAGAAGCACTTAAAAGTGCCATGTGATTTCTTTACACCTTATTTACCTTTTGGTGCGTTACCTCGACCACCGCCACTAGGGCGACCAGTCGAAGAAGGATAATTTGGATTACTCATAGTAATACTCCTATTTCAATGTTGTACTCTTAAGTGTGGTGGAGAAGTTCCTTGGCTTCTTAGGTCTAAGAGTTTGACCTACCTTGTTCTTTATCAGTTCCTCACGATCAAGGGCTTTTGTGAGTTTACTGACCTTGTTTTTTATTCATAGACACCCCCTACTCTATTCCTCTTTTATACAAGGCATTAATAAAAGAAAGTTGAGGTGGTCTAATACACTCGACAGGGTTTGAACCTGTGACCCCCACTTTAGGAAAGTGGTGCTCTTCCAACTGAGCTACGAATGTTTAAATTAAGTTCACTAAGTTTTCAAAGAGCGGGTTGCCCAACTCATCAGGCGACTCTTGTATTATACAATTCCCTAGTTAGAGATCAAAGAAAAACTTAGGGTCTAATTCTTTAATTATGTGCTTAGGGTTGTTTTTCACGCCAGTATATTCAGTAGCTTTTACCTTCTCTACTGAAAAACAAAGCCTCCACACAGATTTTAAATCTAAGTGGTCTACCAGTTCTACTTTTCGCCAATGGCACAACCCCCATACAGATATTTGACCTATAATATCTTCAAGACTGGGGTTGCTCTGCCCATAATAACAAGTTAAATGTGTCTCGGTCATACCATTGAGAATGTTGACAGAGGGCTTTGGTACTGTAAGAAAAAGTAGTGACTTCTCCATAAGCAGAAAAAGATGAGGAAACAAGCGATTAGGAAACCCATAGGGGTCAGCGTCTACGAGATCAAATGTTTTTCTGTCTGAAAGGAACTCATAAATTTTAATAAACGAATCAGCCTTAATGACCTCAACATCATTGAACTTTGATCTTAGATGAGCAACCTTTTTCTGATCCTTATCTATAACAATAGTGTGCCCTAACTTAGAATATTCTTCTGTTAGATTTCCAAACCCACCAAAAAGCTCTAATATTTTTGGGTTTGCACTTATTGCATGACTATTTAAAGCCTTGTGTATTTGATTGATCTTTTCATCTGGGTGGTGGAGTGTAGAAGAATTCCCACTTTGAAGTGATCTTATGTGGTCATGGCGTAATGCTCTATATGACTTTCCAATTTCCATTTTCTCCCCCTCGTTCACAACTTAAGATTTAAAGGTTCTCTTGAGCCATTAAGGCTAATAGTATTATATAATAGATACCACTCAAAAGAGATAAATCTTAGATATTTTGAACCACGACATACACACACCTGAAAGAGATGGAAAAATGGACGAACTTATATATCTTGAACCACGATCAACATTCGACACGATGATTCTCGGAGTGGCAGAAGGAACTCCCAAACTCGTTTATGACCTAGACGCTATGATTTCTCACTGGGTTAAAGAGTTTCAAGACAAAGAAACCTCAGAAGAGGAAGCTCACACAATGGCTATTGAATGGTTTGAGTTTAATGTACTCGGTGCATATTGGGGTGAGCATACACCTGTTTATGTCTCTAAGTCAGCCCTCGACCACATTGAAGACTGCCTCTAGGCTCTCAAGGAATGATCCTATATCAAGCCCATCGTAGTCAACTAAGTTCATAGAGATGTTATTTGTGAGCTTGGTCTGGCTTTGAGTCATACTACTCCTAAGTATCGGTGTCTTTCGGTCAGTAGAACCAAAGATCTGGAGAAAGACACCTTCAAACTTTTTGTGCTCTCGATTCGCAAAACTAAAGTCGATGTACCCTATATGGTTCTCAAATGTAGGGTCGATCTTCACTCTGCTTTTCACGATTAAAAGACTCGGCTTTTTCATATCAGACAGATCCAAACTCAAAGGTACAGTCTTCAGGGAGTTTGTCTTCACGCCAACGCTCTAAGACAGGGTGTCGCAACGCTCCTGTAGGGTATTGACCGTAAGCCTTGATCTCAGCTACTTGACCAACAAACTTCTCCATGTCTTCACGAGGCCCTGTCTCTCCAAGTGAGCCTACGATACGGAGCGTTCCATTCTGATCATAGAAACCATAGTTTAATCCCACATATCCCTTGACCCAAGGATCAGTGTGAAGCCCCTCTGGGTAGAGTTTACCATCTTGACGATAGACCTCTCCTGGTCGTACTCGCCACTCACTAGGCTTTGCATTTGCGTCAACGATCACCACATCATGAGTGTCTGTGAACTTATGCTTCACCCAAGCCGATCTACTATTAGCCTTGTATGGTTCAGACACCTTCTTGAGCATGATACCCTCATGCCCCCGATCAGAAGCGATCTCCATGAGGTTTTCAGTTGTCCACTCGTTCATGTAGTAGAGCTGACTAAGTGAGATATGCTCCATGCTGTCTTCGATAACATCATCAAGGATAGCCCTACGCTTATCCCAAGAGAGATCACCCACATACTCACCCTCATGGTAGAGGATGTCGAAAGCCACGAAGCCAAGTGCTGTCGGGTCATCTGCTCTGAGATTAGAGACTCGATCAGAACCTTCTGCTCCTTGCTTCGGCAAAATCTCCCCATCGAGTAAAGTGCCTACTGGACACTCGTTTTGGATATGATCCATACGAGCGATGTCCTTGCCTATACGACTCCAAGCACAGGTTTGACCAACGAGCATACGGTGTCCGTCTAGCTTCATCTCCCCTACCCACTGAGATGATCCTGCGATCTTCTCTAGGACATCCTTGCCCTTGTGAGAACCTTTGGCGAGTTGAGGACGAAGAAAGTCGTATGTTCCACATTCTGATGTTTTTTCGATTTTCTTTGGCATGGTGTTCTCCTTTCAAGAGATATTGTGTTGATGGCATAAAGGTATAAATAAGGGGTCACACATTGAACTAAACCCCTTATCATAGAATTGTGACCCCCTAAATATACCCTTATGTAACTTTTGAAAGGAGTACAACATGAACTTTACTTTTAAAACCACAAACAAAAATGCACTAGGATACTACCAACAAGCAACCACAGATCGGATCTTTTCGATCCAAGATCTCGTGGCTCACTGTGTCTCAGAATCAGGATCAGACTTGCAATCTGAGGGCATGAGTTTAGGTCGAATCGACCTCGCAAAAGGTGATGTGATCTCTCTTGACTTCAGTCTCTATTCAAGTCGGGAGGGTAAAGAAACGCTTGGGGCGAATTTAGGTGGGGACTCGATCTCATCAGGGGTCTGGGGCAATCAATGGGTAGTGAACTTAAACGCTATGACCATGAGTGGTGAAAGGCACTTGGTAAAGCAGTTTAAGTTCACTCAACCGATGTTGAGCCGATACTCCTGCACCTCCTCAGACGCTAGTGTAAAGCGTAAGCATACTAATCTAGTTAAAGACCACTTAGAGCGATGCACAAGTGACATGAGCAGTTTCCTCAAACACTATATCAAAAGGGTTCAGTAAAGGTAACCCCTAGATTGCTCTTAGAGAGGACTTTCCTTTAATCAGCTACCTTGTACAGTAAAGGTGAACTGAATGTAAAGGAGAGGGAATACAGGCTTGTAAAACACATCAACCAAAAGACCTGTTGGGTCGTTAGGGTCGGTGGCTACAGTAAGACCTGTGTAAGTCGAGATGATCTGATCTCTAACCAGTTGCTTAAAGAGTCCATTCACACGACCCTCAATCTGAGAAATCGTATTCGGAACAAACTTAGTACCGATGTAGCGATTACAAAGATTACGAACACGCAAGTGAACATCATCGGCAATCTGAACAACAGTCGGAGTCTTGGTAAGGACAGAAGTCATGTTAGTGGTCAAACCATGTCTAACTTGAATACCTTGTGGGGTCTGCTTGAGAACGGTGATACCTGCGTTAGCTGTTGTATTAGCGTCAACATCATCAAGGATACGACCAAGATCAGTAAACCCATTAATAACCCTGTTTGTCCAAGGCTCTGCTGAGTCAATCGTAGGATTGGAGGTAGCCATAGCAACTGCAACTGCAACCATCTCACCACCAACAAAGTAGCTTTGAGCCACACCTTGAGAGTCTGTAAAACGAATGTTAGCAATATCTGGATATACCAAACATATACGAGAGTTCCCTGTTGCTTGTGCAAGAGCTTGAGCATCACGAGGTTGAGTACCTACAGCACAACCAAGAACAGCCCTACGCTCTGAACGATAACGCAATGATGACTGAACATCACAGTGATTAGAAATCGCTGAGAGAAGTGCTGTCGAAGCTGGCATCAGAGGTACGATCACACTTGGCGAAAGACCTGGTACAATCTCACCCTCAATCTGTTGAACTGCAATCAACATCTGATCTTCAGTAGGTGAAACTACTCCTGTATCGAGTTGGATTTGCTTACAAGCAAGTGCTGTCGCTCCATTAGAGAACGCAAGGAACGCACCCATTGACAAGGTGTTCTCAAGAGAAATCTCACCATAAGTACGAACAACATCGGCAAGGTTAGTGAAAGTCCTCGTATTGAAACTCGAACGATCTCTAGTGAAGTCGATGTAATAAGTCTGACCGACAGTAGGCTCTTTACCCCCCTTATAGTATGTCTCTACAAGAGCGTTATCACCAATAGCTGTATCAAGAGTATTAGTTACTCTTAAAGAAACACCTGGAATAGCGTACTGTGCAATGTTCGCATTAGTCTTGAGACTAGAGCTTACATTAAAGGTCATAGTCGCATCTGCACCTGTTGGGTAAGCTACACCACCCTCTCTAGGAAGA